TGCACATATCATGAGATTCTATGGCATTTACCAATTTCTCGCCGAAATTATCTTTTGCAGTGCCGTATTTGTAAAAGCTTGTTTCGCACCGGTTTTGTCTCAGTTCATCAAATCTGTCTGAATACTCTGCTGGCATTTCTTTTCCAAGTCTACTCATTTCTTTCTCACTTTCTAATTAATTACTGTATTATTTTAAGTCAGAATCAATTTGAATCGTTTACGTGAAGAAGTTATCACCTACGATATTTTAAATGGATTTTGGCTCGTTTTAATTGCCTGTTGCCACAGGAACTATTCGTTTTTATTTATCGCTTATCAACTCTATTTGGTCTGAAAGTTTCATTGCAATATTTTTCCTAATATCACCTTTTATGAAATGAAAAATACGATAATTGGTATCTTCTCTGAATTTTGTATCAAAATACATGTCAATGCATGATTTATAAATATACTCAAAGCCATAAGCATCTATCAACTCAATCATCTCGTCTGGTACTGTAACAATTCCTTCTACTACGGTTTTTATATATTCTTCTTTTAAATGAACATGGCTTTTGCCTAGTTTAATTTTGTATTTTTCCAAAAAATATAATATGACATTAGTGACATTTGTTTTCAATTCTTCATACTCTTCGCATCCTACATCATTCCAATATTGGTTTATTCCTTTCCTCAAAAGGATTTCGCTTATTCCCATTCCGAGTGGAGACTGGATGCTCCTTGTTTCCGGCTTACCCGGACATGGAGAATCTACTGGTACTACTTTAGTAGTATCAGAATCTTTAACTCTCTTTTTATAAACCTCATCTAAATCTTTATTATAGTTCTTATTAATTAAAGAGTTTCCATTTTGGGGAAGTTCCATTTTCCCATTTTGGGAAATTCCATGGTTTTCCTTGTTTTGGGAATTTGGAAATTCCTCTTTTGGGGAAAACCAGTGTTTATCATCATTTGACACTACTTTTTCGTGATTTTCCTCTTCTGGTAAATTCTGATTTGAGGAATTCACGTCACTTTGTTCCATTTCGTTGTCTTTGATAATTTCAAGAGCAATTTGTTCTTTCCATTCTTTAATAGCAACATTTATTACTTCATCATTAGGTCTGATATGTGTTGTTGGAGCACCGTTAATTTTGAACTTTTCAACAATCACTAATTTTTTTGCTTTTAATTTTTTCATCGCAGAATCATATTGTTTAGGCGCAACTCTTATTTCGTTTGCCCATTCATCTCTACGTCTAGCAATCCAAAAATGACCATTCTTTTTTATTTTTGTTCTAATGCACTCATTTTTTGAATCTTTATCAAACCAATACATGATTTGAGATAACAAAACACCTGCCGTCAAATCACCTGCAATATCAATATAAGCATGTAAAGTATGGTTAAATCTATGTGAAAATATATAATCTACTTTTCTTTCTAATTCGTTTTGGGATAATCCTTTGATGTGCTCATCCATATGAATAACCTCCGTATTGGTTTAATGTGGCTTGCCATGAATAGCCAGAATCCGTAATTTATAAAAACAACAGGCAGGCGCATTACGGTTTACGCTTTTCGATGATCGGTCTAGCCTGTTGGTTTTACCAAACAAAAAAAGAGCACACAAAAGAATCGTGAGGTTTTTCCCTCGTTTCATCTTTAGTGTGCTCTTTTCTTAACGTTTATGCATTTATTATATTACCACATCCATACCGTAAAATCAATACACAGGTGACGGATTCATACGGTAATCTGTATTATTTTGCGCTTTTGTGACGATTCGTGCCAGTTCACGCTCGTTCACCTTGATGCTGTTCATAATGTATTCTGGTGAAGAACCACCAAATCCCCCATTGTTCATCAAAGCAGTGACTACGCCACGCTCGACAGCTTCCATGATCTCATCTTTCGTAAGTCCCATGTTGCCGTCATAGCCGGACATGATGCTGTCGGCAATGGATTTCATGGCTTTACGATTTTCCAAAGGGAGAACAGCTTCCTGTCCCGCTTCACCAACACCAATGACAGATGCATTTTTGAACAAACCGCCTTTTGCATACCAATTTACACCAGAATCCCAGTTGTAGGAATAATGGTTTCCACTTGTAGAAGCGTTCATGTTCATCCACATATGCGGCGTACTGATATGGACAGATTTCATGCCATTTGACAGTTCTTGCATTGCATTTTTGCCGACATTATACAACCCGGTAAACTTGCTCTTGATTGTATCTACAACGCTGTTCAAGGAACTGCCAATTTTGTTGTTCATGTCCTTTGAAATGTAGGAAGAAATATCTCTTCCGATATTCTGCCATTTTCCATATGCAATGTTGTACTGGCTCTTGAAATGGCTTGTTACAGATTTGTCCATATTTCCAAGTTCTGTACTTACGGCATTTTTCATCTCCCTTGCCTTTAATGTCGCTTCTCTGGAAGAATTTCCCCATGAGCTAGTAGTTGTAGTTTCCATGCCTTTCATGTAAGTATCAGCCTGTTTCTGGATTTCCGAGAAATCATCTGTGGCACTCTTGGCCATTGTGTTTGTAGCTAACTGAGTATCTTTTGATGCCTTACCAACAGAAGAAGAAATTGTCTGCTGTGCTCCAACAATATTCTTGTCTACTGCTGATTTTGTGGCTAACGTAGCGTTCGGGAAGTCTTTTGCAAGTTTGTTGTTCAGTTCATCGAGTGGAACTCCTGCATTCTTCAATGAAGTGTAGACTGTATCTAATGCATCTTTGGTATTTGTGATAGTTCCACCATTATTAGCATTATCAAGTTCGTCCATGGCTGTTTTGTATGAACCACCAAAATCGTCAGATTTCAGACTCAATAAGTATAGCTCGTCTTTCAAATCCGAAATACTGATTTTTGATGTATCGAATTTACCAGCTGCTTCTGACACGCCATCTCCAAGTGCGGAGATTTGATTAGTCATACCCTCAACAAATTCAGCCGATACACCGGCCTGTGCGCCATACTGCTCAAGAGCTGTTCTAGCCTGATCGGATGAAACGCCATACTCTTTCAATTTTTCAACCATATCAGAGTACATTTCATCGTGAGTTTTTCCAAGTTCTTCATCCTTCTCAATAAGCTGCCACAACGCTTCAGATTGATCGTTTGTAAGATTTGCTACATCAGTCAGCTGTGTTGCGTAATCATGGAGATAACCACCATACTGTGTAGTCATTCCATTACCACCTTGCATGGTCTCAAAAAGTCCTGCTAATTTCTTGGTAAGTAATACTGCACCATCTACTGCAAGAGCAATTCCACCACCAGTTGCAACAAGTGAGCCTAACGATGTCCCAAGAGCCGGAATAGTTGTTGAGACTGCTTCTGTGATTGCGGGACTCAGCATACCTCGTACAGCTTTAGAAAGATTTCCAAATACAGTATCACCTGTAAAAAACTTAGTAATTGTATCAACTAATGGCATGAGCTTATTACCAATAGCAAAAACAGCCATTGCCTGAACAAATGTGCCGGCAGATGTTGTTCCAAGTCCTTCCCAGATTCCACCAAGAACGTCTCCGATAACCGTAAGTAACTGTGCAAGATGTTTTCCCCAGTCAATTTCACTGAGGAATACACCTACATTGTGTCCAAACGCTTCCCAATCGACACCCCTTGCAATCTCGATAAGTGACGTGAGTAATTTGTTAATAAATTCTTCTAACTTCTGTCCATTCTCTTTCCAGTTGAATTCTTGCATGAATGTGGTGATTCCATTTGTAATGTTATCAACAAGATTTTCCCAATTAAAGCTTGCTGTAAATGAAGCCAATGTATCAAAAGCACCATTCAATCCAGTTGCAAGTGTATGAGCAATTTCACCGAAATTAATCTTTTCAAAGATTCCGTTCAAGCCTTCTGCGACAGCTGTTCCAATTTCTCCGTACTGGAGATTTTCTACGAAGCCTGAGAAAATATCCCATCCACGCATAAAGGAATTTCCAAGCAGATTGCCGAAGTTTTCCCAATTCACTTCACGAACAAGGCCAGTGATACCATTGGCAAATTTAGCACCAAGGTTCTTCCAGTCGATTCCTTCCAGAAGTTGGTTTGCAGTATTTACAATAGTATTCATACCAGCTCCAACGGTACGTCCCATCAAATCCCAGTTGATATTATCAACAAGGCTGTTGAAAGTCTGGGTGAACGCACTGGTGAATTTAGTGATGTACGGGCCTACGTTATTCCAGTTAATGAAATCATAAAGCTTTTGCATTCCCCAGTTAATGCCGTCAGCCATGATTTTTCCAAGACCTTTCCAGTCTTTTCTCTTAAAGGCATTTACAATGGCATCTGCCATTTCATTTGCCCTGTTGGACATTTTCTTGAATGCTTCGTCCCATGCTTTTTGATATGCAGACAAAGCATCGTCCAAAGCTGCATCAAGTGCTCCGATATGCCCCAAACCGCCTTTTCCAGAGCCAGAAGATGGATTACTTGTACTACCAGAATCAGAATTGTCATTAAGCTGATTCAGTTCATCAAATGAAAGAACTGACAATGTTTTTTTGAGTTTTTTGGCATTCTTATTTGCAGTACCAATAGAATCACTGGCATTATCCATATCATCCGCAATGTTACTTGTATCTGCAGAAATACCGCCAGTAGATGATACAAAGTTAGACAGTTTGATTCCAAGAAGTTTTGCAATATAAGCGAACATTCTTTGTATTGCGATTACTATTGCATTGATATATGGAAGTACTGTTTGCAGTATAGGAATGAACAAGGAACCTATTGTTCTACCAAGGGATGCAAAGTTAGATTGAAGCATACGAATCTGATTTGCCGGTTGATTGATCGTGTTTGATAAATCAGCCCATGCATACTTAGAGTTGTTCAGCAAGATAATCGTTCTCAAAATCGTTTTATCTGCCTGAGATAACTTTGATATGCTGGTGTCGATTCCCAGATTGTATAATTCTTGTTGCATATTAGCATTACGGATATTGATGCCGTACTTGTCCATTGCACGGCTCATACCAGTCAAGCCAGATGCCATGTCCTGCCATACATCCTCGAAGTCCATGTTTCGTACAGAAGCAAGATCTGCGCCAATCATAGTGAGTGCATTAGACAATTTTAATGCAGTCTCTGATGTATCGCCCATAGATGATGCCATCTGTGCAAATGTTGCCTGATACTGCATTGTTTTTTCTGGGTCAAGTCCAAGACTAGCGGTATTGGTTCTAGCCAGTTCACCAGTATCTGAAATTTCGAATCCTGTCAGTTTCTGTGAAAGCTGTTTTGCCCTTTCCTGGAATGAATTTGCATATGCTTCAGCGGATTTTATGCCACTTTTTTTCCATTCGTCAGTGTTGATTCCTTCTGCCACCTGATTGAACGCAGAGTTGAAATAGTTCAGAGTCTCTACATAGTTCATTGCGGATTCTACTGGCGATGTCAGAACATCTAATGCTCTTTTTACGAGGAAACCTTTGGCGTAAAGAGCACTCAACTTATCAGTTACTGAACTCATAGGGTTTGACAATCTTCTTATTTTTTCACCAGTTTCAGACGATGCATTTCCAATACCTGCGATTGCAGATACAGCTTTTCCGCCTAAAGAAATAGCTTTTGAAGCAAATTTTTGAAAAGCATTTGTCAGCCCATTGATTACAGTACTTGCTTTTGAACCTAACGAAGAAAGCGTGTTAAATGAATTCGAAACGCTACTTGTGGCACGCCCTACTTTGCTTCCAGACGATGCTAATACTGCAAGAGCTTCTGTCATTCTTATTGTGCTCGAACTGATATCTGGTGCACTTTTCATTACGTCAAAAAACTTCAAAACCTCTTGCGCGAGAGTTGATAATTGACTTGCAGTCTTTCCAGTTTTATCTCCTGCACCAGCTAATTTTCCAAGAGAAGTAATAAAGGCATTGGTGGATGCTGATACTTCACTCATAGAGCCTAATTTAGCAGCCGCATTATTTAAACCTGTCGCAAGATTCGGAAGTTCCTTTGATACATTGCCGATATACTGTCCTGTACCGGCAAGTTTAGCTATAGCGGTTGTAAACCGGCTAACGCTCGGAGAAACATCTGGAATAGCATCAAGTTTCTGCATCTCAGTAAGAATTTTGCCTAATTTCCCTGTATCAAACTGACTGAAATCAGATTTTCCAAGACGATTGATAGCGTTTATAGCCGCATTCAATCCATTTGCTTTAAAATTCACGCTACCTAAACTTTTTAAAGAATTGGAAAAATTATTTAACCGGCTTATGTCAAGATTTCCAATGGCAGTGTTTAATGTATCTAATTTTTTTACAAGGTTATTAATAGACCGTACCGCCTGAGTTGTGCTACTGTCTATTTGTATATTGAGGGTATCTATGGTATTATCGGCCATTAAAGCACCTCCTTTTAATCAAAAAAATAAAGGGCAGACAAGACTTTTAATCCTGCCTGCCCTCGTCATTATTACCATGATTCAGCTCAAAATTTGCTTGCATGAGTTGCAATGTCATGAGCAACCTGTCACGTTGCCGTTTCTTTTCTGTTTCAGAAAGATTCTCTTCATCCTCTTGCTTTTGCTTTTCGGCTGTTTGTGAAAATGGTTCTTTAAGGTATTCAGCCTTTGACTTTTTGCCAATAAGCACATTTGCAACTGCAGTCTGAACTGCACACATCGTGTACATGTTGAACTGCCATGCTTGCGAATCGGCCATTTTTTGTTTTAATTTGTAGGCTTCCATGTATGGTTCTAAATCATACGGTGTGGAATCCCAAAACTTTTCCTCAGAAACGCCAATAGACAAATAAAGTGGAAGTAGTTTTTTATGGACTACCTCAGGAAAGCTCAGCTCTTCTTCTTGTGATCCTGTGGCATTTTGGTTACTTTCTGATTCTTCTCGGCTTCTTCCATCGCTTTCAGCATGCCGGATAAAAAACCGTTCTTCTCAAGCTCCTTACTCGCTTTTTCAAATAGAGTAAATCCATTATGAGGATTTTCCTCTGTGGATTCATCTTCATAATCATCCAGAAGGTCACATACCTTTTCATATGCAACTTTCTTTTCTTCTTCGGTTTCATACCCGAATTCATCTTTGTGTTTTCTTTGCAGTCCAGCCAGAATCAGTTCTGGAAGCATTTTAATCATATCTTGTGGATTGGCGATTGACCCCATAGAGGACACCTGCGTAAGAATGTCCGACTGAGTAAGCACTCCGTATCCGAATTTTACTTTGTATGTTTTATCATTTACTGAGAAACTAAACATGAATTATCCTCCCTGTTTTACATCTTATTCAGCAGCCGCTGTCGGCTCAATTTTGGTATCCAGTCCCTTATATGTATTGATGATAAGAGAAATAGACATGGTTGCTGCTTCGTTCTGTGCAATTTCTGGCATTGGAATTTCGCGACCGCATTCTGCAACAACAAAGAACGCGTCTGACATATCCGGGAATGATACCTGGAACCAAGTTGCCAGTCCTGTAGTTTTTGCAGCCTTAGAATCTTCGTACAGTTTTTTAATCTGTTTAACAGATTTATCTGGATCCATGATAAATTCAATCTCCCAAGTACCACCTGTATCCTGTCTACCAGCTGCATACTGTGTCAGATAATCTTCCAGTGCAGAAACATCAATCTGTTCTGTGTCAAGAGAAATACCGCCGATGGAAGAGGCTTCTTCCAGCTGTGTGAATTTGGTAGGTTTTGTGCCTTTCACGGTTTCAACAGCATATGAAAATTTCACACCAAGTGTAGTTAATCGTGCCATTTTGGCTCCTTTCTGCCTTTCGGCTATAATTTGTTGCAATAAAAAAGAGCCTTAACGGCTCTGGTTCTAGTACGTAACCCTGTACCGGGAGATAAAAGGATCACCTCCTTCTAGTCTTCTTTGCTTGCCTGCTTTACAATCTGATTTACATAATTACTAAGTCCTGCAACGAGGATTCCCTGTGTGATTGCGGTAAAAATTGCCATTGCGATTTCCTGTGCGCCAGATATAGCGCATGTAGCAATAACATAAATTCCACAAATCAGAATGCCTAAAGCACCAAGGATTGCCGGGATATATTTGTCCGGTATGACTTCGGATTTTTTGATTCCCATTCCGATAAAGTACAGTACAACCGCGACAATAAGAAGTTCCGGTTTCACGTAATTCATAATCTGTTCCATGTTTTTCTCACTCCTTTCCTAGAGTAATGTGCCAGTATATATCCGGCTATATCTGCTAACAACACGTTTTATGCTGTTATCAGCATTATTTTGTCTTACGGGCCCGTATATCCTACGGAACCCCATGCCAACCATAGCCTTGTGACTGGCATCGTCAATTTCATATACTTTTGAAGAAGCTTTTGAACCAGTCGCATAGGATTCTGATTGGAAAGATGGCGTTGTCGCGCACTCATCCCCCTCAAGATTGCCACGTGATGTTGGATTTCCAAGCAAGAACAAACGTGCGTAAACCCTTTTGTTTGAAGCTACCGTCTGACTTTCGTCATTAGAAAAGTTTCCTTTTCCTACAACGGGTTCAATAGTTGCTTTCCATCGTTCAAATACGTCTGAAACTGGATTTTTTACTACATCTGGCATCTCTGTCACCACCTTATTTTGAGCATAGAAAAAGCACCCACCATTCCGGTAGATGCTTTTATATCTTACAGTATACATAAAACAGACGTTATATTCAGTAAGAAAAGGTGCTATGTTTTTATGCAGAAAACACTTCTTTTGCGATTCTACGGATATTCTGCATAATTTCTACGCTTGCTTTGTACACGGGCATTGTAGCCTCCGTACCGTAAGAACGTACCCATTCGCCAGAATCTGCCACATATACCCACGATTCGTTTTTTCCTTTTCCCTGTCCGTAGGAACCAATGGTATATCCGAATTCTTCTCCTTTTGGATGGGGACTTGTTCCTGCCGGAGTGTTGTACGAAATACCAGCACCGAATTCTATGAACAAAAGTCCAGAGCCTTCGCACACAAGAGTTGCCTGCGCGTAATTTCCGAACCTGTTGATTTTGATGTAGGTATTGTGGTTTTTATCAGAATCCCCCTGTGCCAACATAATATTTTCGTCTATGACAGGAATTCCCAATTCGCAAAGCCTTTTAAGAAATACTTCATTTTTATCGCAAAGACTGTTTTGATATGCTTTCAATTCTTTGATTACATTTCCAATAGATTTTTGGCTCAGATTGCATTTGATTACTCGTCCGCTCATTCTTCTGCACCTATCTTTTTAATTCCATATCTAGCCAGATTTCCTCTTTGCGTATCAAGGATTTTCTTCAAACGGTAATCTGGCGGTGTTATAGGAATACCATCTTCCAGAACCAGATTTCCCAGTGCGTCAACCTGTGGCACGGTATCAATCCAAAATACATCTCCCTCTTGCGGATGGAAAGAACGGTCAAAGGAAGTAATGTACCTGTCGTAATCCGGCACGATTCCTGCTGATATTTCCTCTGGCGTTCCTGCGGTAGATGATACAGAAAACTTAAAGCTTTGCAGTTGACTGTATGTCGATACGGTATCTATTCCCTCAAGTATTTCGGTTACTTTTGACCAGTGCACGGTCTGTTTCTGTCTTTTTAATCCTCTCATTTATGTTTATTCCTTTCAATAATTGTGATACAATGTTTTTAAAAGGAGGGGTAAATATGGAATTATACGATACAATCCATTGCAAATGTGGATGCAAGTATGAAGTTAATCAGAATATAACACTGGACAAAATATCATGTCCAAATTGCGGAACAGAATATGAACATTCTGAACAAATGTTAAAAAGATTACGACTTGCAAAAACTATTGATTCCAACACAGAATCAAAAATATGGTCACATATTCTGGCTGAATCAACAGAAGAGTTTTTAAAACCAGAATCGCTAGAAGAAATCCTGGATAAAATTGATTGATAAAAGGTCTTGCCGGAACCTTACCAGTAGTCACATACTGCCATCATTCTCGACACGATCTCAGAGATGATATACTGATGCAATTCTTCGGCAATTTGCTCACTGCCCTCTGTGATTTGCCGTAAATATTCTGGACTAAGTATAGTATATCACCTCTTTCGATAAAAGTTGTGGTGCATGTTTTGGGGTTTTACTGGTTCACTGGAGTCATCCTTTAGTACACAAAGCTCCTGTTATCTCCATAGCCAATTCGATCATGATATATTTTTTTATTGTTTTTATCGATTGTTACGATATCTAGTGCATTTTCCGTGATGTTTCCTTCGCTTCTTCCATTGCCTCCGATAGGATATGCTTGTCTGAAATTATCGCACGTAGTAGCGACAACATTGATGCCATTATAAGTCGTACTTATGTCACGATGCATATGTCCACACTGAATCAGAGGTATTTTATCGCCTACCGCATCCGTAAAATCATAATTACGAGAGGCAACTGTTACAGTAGCTCTGCTGTTATATGCACTTGCCATTCGGATAATATTTCTTGCCATCCATTCTGCGGTATCATATGTATACTCTTCCTGCCCGTTAAGCCATATAATATGAGTTACTATTATTGGCATATAGCCAGCCGGAATAGATATTAACGACTTATACAACCAATCCTGATTATGCTCATTCAAATCGTTATAGTTTTCATTCGTTGTACCTGGCATCGAGTTATCTAAAAAAATATACACGGTTTTTCGTTGTTTGCATATATAAATATATCTTGCTGGAGTAATTATATCAGTCGTTATTCCATCCGTATATTCCATCTGTGCATATTTATATATGTCAAACACGTTATATATAAGCTTTGATTCCACTTCACCGGATTTATCATATACCTCTCCGTCATCATGGTTTCCTAGAGTGAAAAGATATTTTATGTGAGGATTTCTTGAAAGATTGAATCCACATTCGTATAGATAGTCTATTCCGTATCTTTCTTTCATTCCCTCTATGCCTGTAAACATATCTCCGCCGCAAATCACCTTATCAATGCTGGTATTTTTTATGATATAATCGATTATATCTCCATATCGTCCAGAATTCCCCTCATTGATGTGTAAATCAGTTATATATAAAAATTGTTCATAGTTTAGTAAATTTTGAACTCGATTATTTATATCTGAAATTTTAGAGTTCAAATGTGTTAGCCAATATTCAGGAAGCTTACGTGTGGAAATAAGATAATTTTTGATTTTTGGACTATAAATTGAATTAGCAGTTCTATCTACAGATATATAACATTCTTTTGATACTGCATAATCGATTTCCTTATAATCATTTCTTGATACACTCACCCTAAAATACTGATCGTTGAGCTTAAATTTGTAATCATGCCTTTCTGACCAATTTTTACTTATTTCATCTTCTAAATATTGGAATTTTGTATTATATATATATAATCTCGCTATATATCCACTTGGAATATCTATGGTTACTACAGCGTTTTGTGGTGAAAAAATAAATTCTGTGCAAAATTTACCAGAATCAACATATATAGTTCCACGCGTGTTGTCAATTCCCGAATCTTTGTTCCACTTAACATGCTGTGTATCGTTTAATAACACTTTGTTTGATGAATCTTCTAGGAATTTGACATCAGTTTCGGTTTCTGTATATGCTTTTGATACTGTCGAAAATACGTCAATATTTGCAATTTCATTCGCATTTTCCACAGATCTCAGTATCATGACATTAAAAATTGCACCCTTGTTGATTGTTAACAAATTATTTGAGACGCTATCCATTTGATAGATAATTTTGTTATTGTCGTCATAAAAATAAAAAATTGCTCTAAAATCTGAGTTGACGTGTTCGATAAAAATATTTCCTGTTGCTGTAATTTTAGATATGGTAGAAACTCTATTTTTTGTACCTGCGTAAAAATGTCTATCTTCTCCGGTTAAAGTCCCCACAGAAAGATTCGCAAAAACATTGTTTAATTTTAATTCTCCTTCCCATGTATTTTGTAAATCTTCCTTTAGTGAATCAGTTTCTGTCTTTACTTCTTTGAATTTGTCGCCTACGGCTTTGGAGTCGGCAAATGCTCCCTCTTTACTCAAAGTTTTATCTGCGATAGGCTTGTCTGCTAAGCCTGGATACCCAACTGGAATATCTCCGTTTTGAGTATGGATTTTTAAAATTGATTCTGCCATGAACTACCTCCTAAAAAATAAGTACACCATCATCATTTACAGTTGGCAAAATAGGGTTTTCATTTATGCAATCATTTTTTCTACTCCAACAGGGGACACATAAGTAAATTGGTTTCCTAAAACATCTTTTGCAACGCCAATTACAAAGCATCCGTAATCGGCAAGCATATTGCACACAAATTCCTCTGCATCCACCCAATACTGTTTCTTGACCATACGGTGAAGTCCTGGCAATAGACCGTAGCTGAACATTACGCAATGCCCTAACTCATGGATAAACACACGGTTCAGAAGTTCTCCATATAGATTATTTGCAATCGAAATTGTCATTGTGGAATAATCCGATACCCCAAGCGTTCTATTGCCTGTACGGTCAATTAACACGCTGTCGTGTGGAAATACGAACTGAACTCTCCATAAGTCCCCGTTCATATAGAATTGTTTTAGCATGGTTTCTCACCATCCTTTTCATATTAAATCAAGTTCTTTGAATACTTCAAAAATCTTTGGAGATTGAATTGCAAACCAGTCAACAGTAGTTTCGTCATGCCCAAATTGCTCCATATGTTGCCAATTACACTGTAATCCGCTTTCAGACAAGAATGCATGAATAATTTCATGTCTCAATTGCTTTTTCTGCAAGAAATCAAAATCTCCAACATTATTCTGATTATCGGAACGTATGACTATTAGTTTGTTGGTGTTGTCTGTAAAACCATCGTAATTTTCATCTTTTAAATTTCTTGGTTCAATCGTATACTCTGTCCCAAGAATATTTATTTTACATTTTTCCATAATCAATTTCCATAATCAAAAAGTCCCTGTCACATTTCTGTAACAAGGACTAAATTTAATTCTTATTTGTTAATTCATCTGCTGTATCAGGCGAGTTAAGTCAGTTTTCATCGACTGCCTGAGTGTTGCGTCTGCATCTGACCACATCTCTGTAAGATTACGGATAATGTCAGATGTGTACTCTTTCATGGAATCGTCCATTTTTCTCTTAGATTCTGTATCGTTGGAATCATGGTAATGTCTGCGGTTCTCGCTGTATCTGTCATAGCTTTCGCCATATCTGGACTGCTTATGGTTCATTCCATCCATCCTCATATCACTACGATCTGGATGATATCCCATGCGGTACATATTACGTTCGAACTCTGGATTGTTCAGATACTCTTCCATCCAGTCATCATCTTCCATGTACAGATACGGCTTGTATCCCATACGACTTCCTTTGCCTTTCGGCGCAAATCTGCCGTTGGAATAGCGATACCTGTCATATCCCATGCGTCCAAGATATTTCTCTTCCTGTTCACATTCGTCCATAGCTTCTACGATTCTGTAATCTTTATCTGCACAAATCGCACACTTTACGGATTCCATGCAGTCTTTCAAATCGTCCCAGTCTTGAGCACTGAGATTATCAAAGCCATGTGTTTTGGCTTTTTCCATAGCCCATTTTCCCATTTCCATTGCAACTTTATGCATTACAGTGCCCCCTTTCTAACAGCCTGTGTAACAGGTGTGTCTGTTGTTGGGGCTGTACCATTAATTGCAGTTAAATTATTACTCGGACTACAAGCCGGGTTTCCTAGCATCTTGAATACTCCACCAGTTGCACTTGTAGCTACTCTGGTTGCGTACTTCGTTCTGGTTCTTACGCCACAAGCTGTAACCTGTGCGCAGCAACGATTCTCTAGCGGATACAAAGTTGTTCCTGTTCCTATTTGAATCATTACCGGGGCAGTAATCGTAGTGGCTTCTGGTATGCTTTGTGCGATAACAATGCAATACTTTTCTCCATTGGAATAACTGCCTGCCGGGAGTGTGATTACAAGATTACCTCCTGTAAACGCAACAGCTTGGCTTATTACAAGACGGTTGCAGAGCTTACAAACATTTTTACAACTCATATTTCTACCTCTCAATCAAAATAAGAGGTGAGCCGCAACCCACCTCTTAGAATTAGTCAACCTCTAAGGGTGAGTTACTTAGCAGCAACCGTTGTTATATCCGTTGCATCCACCGTAGTAGGTGTTTGGATTTGGAACAACGTAGGCCGGGATAGCTGCCGGATTGATTGCATTGATTAACTGCTGAGTCTGAGAAGCCATAGCAGTTGTAAGTAATGCAGACTGACGATCCTGAGATGCAGCACGTTTCAGATCAGAGTTCTCAGCCTGTAACGTTGCAATCTTATCATTTACCATAAAGTCAAGTATTGCTCTAGCATTGCTGTTCTGGTTTTCGATAAGGTCTCTGGTGTTGTTGTTCATTGTGTTCTGGAGAGCACAAGTGTTGGTAGCAAGGTTGTAGTTAATACCCTGTATAGCTTCTCTTGTTTCACAGCAACAGCTTGCTAACTGAGACTGCAATGCATTGGTATTCTGCATACCAGCTACTGTATCAGCATTGATAGCCTGCTGAACGCCATTGAAGCCCTGAAGCATTCCAACGTTCATGCCATTAAAGCCACTCTGCATGGTATTGTTAAGAGAATATGTGCTGTCACAGATACCCTGCTGAATACCTCTGATACCATTTTGAATATCATTAAGGGCGAATTCCTCATTAATATCTGAACGGGTAGCCCATCCTTGGAAGCCGGCACCGTTCGCACCGTTTCCACCGTTACCGCCAAAGCCGCCGCCCCAGCCGCCAAAACCTCCCCATCCAAAGATAGCAAAGATCAAGACAAGCCAGATAAGTGAAAAGCCATCACCGCCCCACATATCATTGGCGCGATTATTAGAGCCTGTAGCGGCAGCAATGTCACTAAGACTGTAATTTGAACCATTCATCATGTTTTTAGTCTCCTTAAATATTATTTACAATAGGAGACATCCGCGGCTGTCGTCCCAAATTGTAGCGATTCTGAATCACCCAATTATGGGGAAATGTTATAATCCAAGGAATTTCTGGATAATTCCATCTGGAGATAAATGTTTTTCATTGAATACATTTTGTTGTATTTGATGTAGCTGGTCTGCATCACCTTTTTTGTATAAATCCAACGCATTCTTCAATGTCGGATTGTTTCCTGCAAATTTACTCATATCGTTCATCATGTTATCCACACTTCCGAACCTCTGAGAAATCATTTTCTCAAATTGCTTTTTCATCATGGCATTAGGATTGAAACTCATCTTTGCTTACCTCCGTTCTGCTTAGATACCGATGTCTCCGACATTTGTGTCGGGAACATGTTTTTTATTTCAGAAATCTCAGAGCAAACATCGTTTCGAAGCTGATTAATCATAGCAACTAGATCAACCTGCTTTGGTTCTTCCTGTTGCTGCTCTGCTTCTGGATTGACAAGTCGGTAAACAAAAATTTTGCTTCTTCCGTCTGCTTGTAATTGTTTCCTGTAGACTTCTGTACCATCTGTTTTTGGATAATAAACAGGATTTCCAGACATATCTACATCTTTTGCTTTTACAGTATCAATGCCATCAACCATCTGCCCTTGAAGCATAGGTGATTGTGGAACTGGCTGTAACTGTTGCATCTGCATTTGTCCATATGGCATTGCCTGTTGATAGTTATTCTGTAATTGTGCCAACCTGTCTTGATACGGCTGTATTTGTCCGTAAGGGTTGCTCATCATTGGCTGTTGCGGATAATACGGATAACCTGCCATAATCTGTTCCTCCTGTCCGGGATTCAAGAATCATATCCATATCATCTATAGAACGATGCTTTTCCCATATACCCTCGTAAGGGTTTCTTAATATAATCATTACGTTTTCTCCTATGATTATATTATATAGGAAGGAACACTGTATTTGAACGTCACTATTTCGCCACATTTCCGCCATTATACAAAGAAAAGCCCCGAATATACATCGGGGCAACTTTGGTAATTTTCTTTTTTATTTTTCTATTGATTCGGTCTATGGTTCTGGGACTGTACCCCATTAATTCAGATGCTTCCCATAATGTTTTTTCGCCATAAGCCCGTAATCGAAATAATTTTTCTTCACGTGAATCAAAACCTGCTTCTTGCAAGTAAAATTTTCTTTCATCTTCTGAAAAATCCGCATAATTCATATAACTCCACCGTCCTCCCTTACAAGTGGAATCGATTTGTTACATAGGAAATACACCGCTCAACATAAATCCTACAACTGCTCCCACGACTGCTGTTATAATGCATACAATAATGGTGTCATAACGTTTGCCAGGGACTGCCATGAGAATTTTTAAATTGTTGTTCATCTCATCGACTGTTTCTTTGATATGATCTAAGTCATTGCTATACAGGGCAGTCTTCTGTTCGAGTTTATTAATTCTAGAATAAAATTCCTTGTGTCTTTCAGACTGCTTTTCCTGCATATCATGAATATTTTTTTCAATTTCTTCGAAGCGGTGATTGTTAAAGCACTCATGTTCACATCCCATCGCTTTTCCTTTCTTTCACTCCCTATAAGATTTTTGCTCTTTCCCTACTTTAACGAGCAACCCTGCAACGTGCCGGGAGGAAAAACACATTGCGTTCCATCCCATCTTTTTTAATTGAAACTTCCAGCAAAAGGAAAAACACCATGATTAATATAAATTTCGGTTTCAGATTCCCAACTTCTATTTACAGAAGATTCAGAATGTGATCCTTGGAACTCTGCCCCCTGTTTAACCAGAAAGTAAAGCGCCAAGTCAAAAATACAATCATAGCATTTTTTCATGTCGTTTTTGATTTTATCATCAGTGTAACTAGAGGGGTAATTTCGCTTATTTTTAAATGAACGAATTGCCCGATTTACAGAAAGAGTGAGTATGGACTCAGATTCTGGATTATCTGCTAAATAAAGTGATAATTCTTCCATAAGTTCTTCATTCATTTAATTCACCGCCTCTTTCTGCGTTACTGCTGAGATAATATTTCAGAAATGATACCAGCCTTATTTGTTGAGGTCAGGGCATAGCCATTATCACTTGCAAGCTGTCTTAACTGTGGCACAGTCATATTAGACAGCTCACTTTCTGCGTATTTATGTGTTGATTCTTCTGATTCAACACTTGCTACAGACGGTGATTGGCTGTTCACATTGAGACTATGCCCGCTTATTCCCCCTTTGTGCCGATAACGATACCGCCATTAGCTTTCGGAGCAACCGGAACGAATATACCGGACGCTTTTGTCCATACTGCAACCGGATCCTGTGTAGCCCACATGGACAGTGTTACGAAAGAACGGTTTTCTTCCTGAATGAACTGTCTGTATTCAAGTTCCTCAGGCGTCACGCCCCAGAGTCCTGTACCGAAAGAACCGTTTGCATCTGCTTCATACAGAGTAAATACATCTTCTTTGAAGTATCTGCCTGTTTTAAGAGAACCATCTGCTTTTCTGAAGCGGAATTTCTCATCGCAACGATCAATTGTGATTCCGTATTCCTGCATAAGCAGATTTGCAAGTTCCTGTTTTGTCAGAAGACGTTTGTTATCTGCTCCCAGAACTGCTGTCTGCATAGCAGTGTTATTTCTCATGTAGTTAATCATTTTGAGAGAAGTAAGGGCTTTATTAACTACATAACCATTGTCTTCTGCTACAGCTACCATTTTCTGGATATCTCCCATGATATCTGCTTCTGGTGTAGCCCAGTTGGTAAGTGTTACTTTTGCAGTTGCTGGAACACCATAATTGATTCCCATATCAACATGATTTTCTTTGATTGTTACAGCACCAGTAGAAAGGAACTGACCTTTCATGACATTTGCTCTTGCAACAACGCCTTCAAACAGGTTAGCTGCATCGTCAAATACAAAGTTTTTCAGTGCTTCGTTGTCCGGCACACCATTTTCGATTGCCTGACGTAATCTTTCAGACTGATTGATTTTTCTTTTAATGAAAAGTTTTTCAGTCAGTACTTTTTCGAATCCTGGTCTTGTACCGATTTCTGCTTCAGTATCAAGAGCATGAACAAACGCTACTTCTGGAAGTCTCTGTCCGGCCATAAGTCTGTAATATTCGGCTTTCAGATATTGTGTTTTTATATCTGGAAAAATAGTATCAAGGATACCAGGTCTTTTTACATCAAAACTCTGGGAGAAATTAAGTCTCTCTTCCTCTGTGATGGATTCTAAAACATTAAATGGCATTTGTTATACCTCCTTAATATACTGGATCTTCTGTGACCACAAAAACGATACCTGATTTCTCAAGTTCAGTTTTTGCAGTTTCATCAACTGTTACCGGGAGTCTTTTTTCAAGAACACGACCTGCAATAATCACAGAAATCGGTCTTTTAGCATCATCTGTCATATCAACATCTTCAAACACAATGCCGATTGCGCCTGTTGCATTTGTCGGATATACAGAACCTGCTTTGATGATTTTCTTAGTTCCAACTGTTTCAGCATTTGTCTGATCTGCTGTGTAAGTTTTGAGTACTAATCCAACCTCAGATTCAAGGATGTTAGGTCTGGATTCATACTGCTCAGTTTTCATAAAAGCCATATCTTTTTCTCCTTTACTAAAATTAAATATTTACCGGGGCATTATCATCTGCTGCCTTGGCTTCTTGATTCATTCTTGCTGAGTACGCTTTTGCATATTCAGATGCATCACTTTTCTTTGTCTCGTTACTGTCGCCAGCTCCACCACCCGGATTAGGCGTGTTTTCAAGGATTTCTTTTTCCCATGCAGCTTTTGCAGTATCGAGAGTTGTTTTATTTACTTCGGAAATTCCATCAACAAAAGTCTGTGCTTCTTTGAGTGCATCTTCTTTATTCATATTGGAAAATGCTTTGATTGCTCCTGCGTAGGCATCACCTTGCATTCCTGCATTAGCAAAAATGGAAGTGATTTTTCCTGTCAGTGCTTCTCTCTGGGAAGTTGCAAGTGCGGATTCAAGGTCAGAAATTCTTTTCTCGTTTGCAGCTTTTTCTTTCTGGCGTTCCAGTTCTGCTTTCTCAGCGTCTGTCATATTCTGCTGTTTCAGCTCTTCCAATTCTTTTTCAAGGTCTGCTGCCTTGTTGGCTTTTTCTTGTAATGAAGCATTTTTGTCTTTTTCTTTCTTTACTTCTCCTGTAACGGAATCAAGGTATTTAGACACCTGTTCATCAGACGGTTCCTCAATTCCCATACCGATAAGTACTTGTTTTGCCTGTTCTCTTGTCATGAAATCTCCTTTCTTCCAGACCAACACGCTTTGTTCACACGGTTCGCTCCGCACATGATCTGTGCCCGATTTGCGCTCACGGGCTGTTGCAATATTTTTGAGTATTAAAAAAGGAATCTCAGTTTTCCAAGATTCCTTAAATAATTGATGTAAAAGCGTCTATTCTTCACCAGTGGAAGAAATTGTTGCTGATTGATTTTGAATTGATTTCTGACTAAAATCTTTAATCAATTCTTGTGCTTTCTTCATTTCTGCGTCTGGGTTTGCCAGTTCGGGATAAACAGTTCCAAGATATGGTAAGCTCATTTCATATACCTTTTGCGGATCGCTGAATAATCCACAAGTAATCAATGCAATAAGCGGGTGAATTTTATTCTTGAACAGATAATCAAGTGCCTGTGCTTTAACAAGCATGTTATCTGTTGGGTTTCTGGTGATTTTGACATCAAAATCTCTGGTAGAAATCTTGACATCATTGGAGGTTTTGCGAATGATGTTGAGAATAATTCTGACAGAAGCTTTTTCGGCTTCTTTTGTGAATGCTTCAACAAGTTTGGCATCTCGCTCTGCAAAATCCCATCCATTACGTAAATATACAGCATTACCAGTATCACCACCGGTGTTGCTCTGGCGGTTTGGCATTGCTTCTACAATCAGCATATTATTGTAAATGTCGTCTTTAGCAACTTGGCTCTCCGACTGGTTTAATTCCGCAGTCATCAAGTCAACATCTGACTGAACACCGTTTCCAGCATCTTTTACAGATATTGCTCCTAGCTTGACCATTTTCAAAAATTCATTCTCGTCAACTTCACAGTTTTTGAATTTCATAAATGCTTGAACAAACTGTTCAACACCGTTTAATCTATCCGACTGATACTTGTTGATCGCATCAAATGCTGTAATTGCAATTTCGACATCAGATAGCCGGTCATGGTTGTTTGGATACTCGATAATTGGGATTCCGCCAAAGCCATTAATGCCGCTGACGGTTACTTGTCCGTTCTTTATCTTGAAATATTGATTTGAAGAATAGCAAAGATAATATTGCTGATTCTCTTCATCTTTCAATATTTGAACAGATAGCATTGCTTTTCCTGTGTTTCTGGAATAAACAATATAAACATCTCCCGGATACGGAATAAAAATTCTAAATGGTGGTAAATCACGGTCTTTTGTCCAATCGTCTTCTCGTAGAATTGCTTTGTATGCAGTTCCTACGGCACTCTGGTATATTCCAAGCTGAATATTTCGGGCATCCGCATTTGCTTCGTCCAGATAATCATTCAGCAGGTCGACCTGCTCATTTATCTTTTTATCTGCTTTTTTCTTTTTGCAGACATATTGAATAGGTTCTCCATATATTTGTCCTGCCTTAAACTTGACAACTTCCAGAGCGTGATTTTCGACAACTCTGTTATTTACTTCCGGTCTCACAAGCTTTTCCCGATATAAGATTGGTTGGTCGCCTTTGTAGTACCGATAAAGATAATTAATCATCATTCTGTTTCGATTATGTGTACCAATCGTATCAGATAGAACTTGAACAACATTTTCGGTAGTAATTTGAGCTACGCCAGTGTAGGCAGTTTTTCTGCCAAAATCGCCTTGGCATAGGTCAACAAAATTACTTTTGTTTCTTCCCACTGCCTATACCTCCTGTTTTTGAGCATGAAAAAAGCACCGAGTTTTCACCCGATGCTTCATACATTTTCATCATATATTATACATAATCGGAAAGTTATATTCAGTAAGAAAAAGTGTTAACTTTTGAAATTAAGCATTTCTTTTACGTAATTTACTGCTTTCCCGTGGAATTGTTTAATATATTCTTCGTTGTATTCCATTTCATCTGCAATAACAGTTAGCTTTTTTCCCTCTATATATCGTTTGTACAAAAAATCATAATACTGGGGATTTTCCACAGACTCTATAACATCTATAAGTTTCTGTTTTTTCTCCATAAGCTCTACCACATTGTCAGCTAGTTCTCGCTGCGCATCCACCAATTTTGCAATTGTATCGCCTATTTTATCTTGGCTTCCAGAAGTTTGAACGCGTTCAATGCCATACGTCGAAGCACTAATGCTAGTAGCAAGCAATTTTAAGTGTTCGATTTCTTCCAGTTTGTTATTTATAATTTTTTCGTATCGTTGAATTTGATTTAGATACTCCTTTATATCCATACTATCTCCTTCCCCAAAATGGATTCTGCATTGCCGTTGCTTTACCACCTAATGGATTTTGTACGTACTCAGCCATCATAGCCAAAGAATCGATTCCGTCATCATGTGGTACTTTTGCCCTAGTAGTGTACGTAGTTACATTAGCCATAAATAATCCGTAATCAGACTTTGCTTTGTACTGACTTGGATGCAGAAAATAAAAATGTTTTGCTATATAGTCCGAATTTACAAGAATCTTCGTTTCTTTATTTGCTGACGTTGGTTTTGTCTCAATTTCAGCTCGGCACTTTCCGGTAATCATTTTCTGGATATTGTGTGCCACACGGTTTCCGACATTATTTGATTCGAAACGAATCTTATGTGGGTTATGTCTTATCAAAATATCTGCTGTCTTTCTATCCAAAATGTCATAGTCTGTAGTGTCATCAAACACCACATCAGGAAAGAAAAATTTATCTCCGTATTGGTATGCAATCGGTAATGATTCGAAGTCGGTTCCTTTATCTTTTGTATCGCATATCGCCCATATTGCATCTGCATTTTTATCTGGAATGATGATGTATTCATCCGCGCATCCATCCGGCACGTCTTCTTTACTGAAAAAGAATCGTTTTAATTTATCCGGCGGTAATAATAATCCCTCACGTTCTACCGGCTGTTGCTGATAAAGACAGTTGTAAGAAATTTCATCCATGGATTCTTTAGCATCATTGAAATATTTCTCTGAGAATCCATTTACCGTAAACAGAAAATTGCTCTTTCCGTTTTCATCAAGTGCTGGAACTGCAATAAACCTTGCCCGTGGGTTTCCGGCATATAGTTGTTGCAGTTTTCCGATAGGGTCATGTACTGACCATCTGGTGGCAATATAAAACTCTTTGCATCCCTCAAGTCTACGGGAACGCAAGTCATTTACCACTTTTGTCCATAAGGTATCAAGTCGGTTCTTATTCAAAGCTTCCTCGATACCAGACACAAGGTCATCGGCAGTAAGAAATCTATTGCATCTAGTGGCACCAGTCAAAGAGCCATCAATAGAACGAAATGTCCATGTCTTAAATCGTCCGTTTCTTTCGAGATTGACTGTAGTTTCCTTTGCATTTGTTCCTTGAATTTCTACGTTAGGGAATATCTCATGCCACGTGTATTCCACGGGATCATTGATAATTTCCAGAACACCATCATAAAGGGAACGTGTCAGAATGCTACTGTGTGCCGAAGACAGGTTAAAGTCATTCGGGAACCATCCACCTACCAATGATAAAAAGAAATCTTCCAGAGTACTCTTGCCACAACCCGGAGGTACGCTTAATGCAAATATATCTAATTTATCATCCATCAGGTCTTGCAGTGAACCTATGATGTTATGCTGCAAGAACACATTTCTTCGTGGTTCATAGAATCGTTCTTTCGGGATTCGGTTCTTTTCAAGGTAAAGAAGCCCGCTGTCAACCTGATAGTTCTGTGCTTCCATCAATAAATACTGCCAGTAAATATCATCAAAATTACCGCTTCCAGTCAGTGCCGCGTTTCTTGCCGCAGTTGTATGAGCGTACCGACTGACTTTCATTGCCATATTCCGTGCATCTGGATTATCCTTGAAAGGAAGGTCAATATTCATATTCAAAAGTAAATCAAGGCAGTCCTTCTGATTTTGACAGACTGTCATATCATCATTAATGATTTGATTTAAAATTGCCCGATACCATTCAATCGAACCTTCTGTGAATTTTTGCATAAAAATAGAGCCAGACCTCCTTTCTTTTTAGGATTTAGTCTGGCTCTCGTGTGGCTCTTTGACTGGTTTATTTATTAAATTCCGTAAAAATATTTTCAATTACTTTCCATTCTGCGAATATTGCCATGAACAATAACGGAACCGCCGAAAGTCCCCAATGATTTTCAATTGTCATTTGAATTGTGGCTATCAAATAATCTGCTACCCATTTGAATATTATGAAATTCACAATTATCCAACATATTTTTCTGATTTTGTTCATTTGGTCACGCTTTCTTGACCGGCCATTCAAAGCCAAAATCTGAACGCTTGATTTTACATTGTGGACTTCCGTCTTTCCAGAAAACTAATCCTTCTATTTCGTGTTCAGAAAGATATTTTTTGATTCCCTCGAATGTTCTTTCGACTTCAACGATTTCTTTGCCGTGTTTTATCAAGGCATCGTAATCATCATTATACGGATTGCCATGAAAATGTTTTCCGTAAGCTTCATATGTGCCATCCGGCAATTTAAGGCCTTGATTTGTCCACATTGAAGTTACATAATACGCTTCTGCAAACCACTTATCAGACGGATTATTCTCATCAACCTTTACCCATCCCGGCCAATGACCTGTAATGGAATCTGGCTCACAACAAGGGATAAATCCCTCTGGTGGTATTTTGCCCTTCTTGCAGTCATATCTTTTATAATATTCTCCGTCAATTATCGCACAGCAAGAACCGTCGTATTTGACTGTTGCAACACCTTCTCCTTTAAGTACCCATTCCATTCCCGGATGCACTTTCGGAAGAACCTTTACAACCTTATGGTCTTTAAATTCTCGCTCAAATAATGTTGGTATCTTTTTCATTTACTCACCTCACAATACTTCTAAGTGAATCCCACCACTCATCTTTTTCTTCTATATCTTCTTCTCGTTTATATTGAATTTTTATTTTATATAGTCCAGAATCAGATACGTGTGGCTCAACATGTAAGAATTTGAATTTCTTTTTAAGATATCCTATTTCAAAAACACATTCTTTTGGAAAAACAGTATAAAGTGTGACAAATTCTACAAAAATAATTCTCTTATCTTTTTCATGGTACACATCAATATTTGCCAACGCATCGACAACTTTTTTGTCTTTAGCAAAAATCTTTATTGGAAAATTTACTACAAAATATTTGCTCATACATTAACCTCAATCTGGAACACCTAATTGTTTGTAAGTAAATACCGCTGTATATTTCTTTCCGCATTTGCAGCAAGTTTCTGTAATAGTGCAAGTTTTTTCTTTGTCATTGCATTTTGATTCTGTATCCGAACTTTTGAACTTGCATCCACCTGTCAGAATACATTTAATCTGTTTTGTGTTCATCTTGTTCTCCTTGCAAAACTTTTCTGATGCAATCCTCAACAAGTATAAAGTCTTTATATGACATACGCATCTCGCAATTGTAAAAATGCTTTCCAATTTCATTTACAATTAATTTATAAATTCTAAACTTGGTTTCTTCCGAAAGTTCGTCAAGTTCCACAGGTTTAGTCTTTTGAAGTTCTTCCGCATCGCTGCCGTCTGTTTCAATTTTTGAACACGCGCAATCATAACAAGTACTCATACATTCACCTCAAACTCTTTCTTGCAGTTGCTACCCTTGCATTTCAATTTAAGATGCCGAATTTTTGTCTCTGGGCTAATTAGAAGTGCTTTCTTCTCGCAAAAAGGACAACAATACCACAGTTTGCCATTGATATTCTTTATTAATGCCCGTCCGTCCCACGGCTCAGGTGGATTCATTGCCTGAGAGAAATCTATTCCCTCTGATTCAAATGCTGATTTGATGCTCATCTATATTTTCTTACTCCTTTTCGTCCTGCAACTCTGCGTATCATCGGAATTCCATGATTTTTTCTAAAATTATTTCGATTTATTTTATCCGGTGCAAATATTGTCCAGAATAATCTTTTCTTAGTATTTGAATTCATTTTAAAATTTATAGTGAATGATTCGTATTCACTGAAATTCGGTAAATCGTCATTATAATCAGGTGGTATGTGTTCTGGAACGTTTGCTATTTCGGTAATCGGACAGTACTCACCATCTGGCTTTTTAAGAAAGTACTGTTTTTCGTCTTTTTCGCCCATATCAACTCACCCCATGAACCTTTCTTAGATTTGCATAATATCGGTCAACTATTACGTCCAATGCAGTCTGAAGCTGATTGATTGTGATGCAATCGGACTGATGCTGCCTGTGATATTTTGCAATTTCTACAGATTCGTCATAAAATGGCGTATCTGCCTTTTCGTCCACCTGTCTTTTTAACTCATTGTTATAAGCACACATTTTATCCAGTTCAGCCTGAAGCTCGTTGATTTTATTATCCTTGTCTAAAATCTCATGTTGCTTTGTTTCTCTCTCATCGGCCAAACGAACAACTTCTTCTTTCAACTGATCTACTGTCCATGTTGCCATGTCTTCAATTCTCATAACTGCCTCCCTTAGATTTTGGTAAACGTTTCCATATCATAGTTATCCCGGATATAATCTACACATTCAGATAATTTCTCTTTTAGAAATTGGTCTTTTGCGATGTCTGGATGCAAGGTATATAACATGCAACTGTTTTCTTTTCCGTCTTTCTGAAACTTCTTCCAGTCAAAAGTCATTGTGAACAATGGAATCCTCGTGAGATTTTTTGTCTTGTGTCTTATATAGAGATTGCAGAGTTTCTTAATCATGGCATCTTCTCCTATCTTGTAGACCACGTAACTATTTTATTCTTGCACTGTGGGCATATGATATATTTCTGCTTACGTCCACGTCCAGATGGCATATTTGTAGAAAACATTTTTTCTATGCATTCTTCTTTAACATCTTCTTTTTCATCGTACTGCAACACTGCTCCGCATTTTCCGCAATTTATTCTTTTTAATGTTCCAGGAACTAAAATTTTAATCATTCTTTTCTCTTTCCTCCCTATGCTTCATCTGGCACTTGATCATCTTTGCTATGTTCTCACGTTCCTGTTTTATTCCATGTCCTTGACGGAACAACTCGCATTCGAGAATATTTCCGCACTTGGAACATTCATCGTTGATTTCTTTACCTGCTATTCGCATTTCCATCCATCCTGTACCATTCTAGGCTTGTATATTTTCTCGGTGTATCCCTCACCGTTACATAAGTCGCAAGTGACTTTTATTTCTTTGTAATCATCGCAACACTCCCAGTATTGTGCACAATTTACTCTTTTGATAGTAGTTCCACTTCCACCGCACTTCGGGCATCTATAAATTTTATTTCCTTGTATTAGATTTACAAGGTCATTAAGAGTTGTTTCTCCACCGTATACATTTCTCAGACGTATCACTTCATGAATTTTCATTCTTTACTCCCTCCCAACATTCACAGATATCATCAAGACATCTAAAATCTGCGCAATGTTCACTGTCACCATTACAGCAAACGCCTTCGTATGTCGCGTACCATTTACATGTACAACAATAATCTTTTTCTTCCATAATCCACCTCTCTAAACAAAAATTCCAGTACACGGACTTGAACCGTAACTAGCCACCCAACGTGGAGTACTGGAAACCATTCATAGAAAGGTAAGTATAAAATGAATAAATTCACACTTCCAGTGATGGCACTTCACTGGAATCGGAAAGGCAGGAATCGAACCTGCTACACATAGCTTACAATGCCATTGCTCTACCACTGAGCTACATTCCATCATGCTTTTCGGTCCGGACACCAGACAACAGGATAAGCAATAACCTTTTCTCATGAGATAAATTCAGCCGAATCATAGACCGCCTGTATACAGACAGCATAATTCCGACCAAATTAATTGCAGGAGACGGATTTGAACCGCCGTTCTCAAGGATATGAACCTTGCGAGATTCCGCTTCTCTATCCTGCCTTGTGTGGATTTTCAGCGTATTTGTACCGGCAATCCACAAGCCGACTGTTTCTTACATCTCGGACAGCATCCTCATATCTCATATTCAGATGAGATAATGGGAGAATGCGGAGTTGAACCGCCCTGGTACTGTTAATCAGCCCTCTGCCCCTTATGGTATTATTCCCCCAGAACCCGGAGATTGTTCCGGGTTAGCAATGATTTTTTCGTGTTATGCGTTCCACTAGGCAATTTTTCATAACTTGGACTATCGTATTTTTGCCAACCTGACGGCTTTTTGGTAACCGTGGTATGCTCCACGAAGTTGTTTCGGATATTATTATGCCTTTGACTTTATGTTTCTTGAAAACTCCCTTGTCATCAATGCGCGCTTGTGATGGCTTATTGAAACTAAGAAACATTTATCGGACGGGAAATCAGATCAAGCACAAGCCTATGCCGTTACATACCTTTGCTCATTCTGATTCACATACGCTCATCCGAAAGTTTTTTCTGCCCATAAAACGGATGGGTAGCATACGGAAGAAATGGAAATTCTGAGATTCGAACTCAGGGCTTCCCGGTTATGAGCCGGGCGTTCTAACCGCTGAACTAAATTTCCTGAGTAGAAGCAGTCTCCCGGATTGCAGATTTTGAGTTGATTTGCTTCTACTGTTGCGGTTCTTTGCCACCAGCCGCAACAAAGGTCATGGCTAAATAGAGTACCTCGTTTTTACGAGGATTCCCATCCGGGACATTTGAAGCCCCTTTAATCAGCTCCGTTGAGCTAGATGGGTTTTCGTCGGAGGGTCTATGTAAAATAAACCATTGCCAGGTACATGCGCAACCTAGCAAGCTGGGCTAGTGGGATTCGAACCCGCGAATACAGCAGTCAAAGTGCTGTGCCTTACCACTTGGCGATAGCCCTAGAATCTTTCTCCCACTCCGCACCATTACAAAAGCAGGAGAAAGAATTGAGTGTGTGATAATATTTTTATTATGTGCTCTACAATTGCAACACAACTTATGTGGAGAATCAGCGTTTAAATAACTAAGTTGTTCTCTTTTTTTGTAGAGTCATATTTGCTAAATCGGATGTCTCGATCGTTTGCTTGCATACCGCTCCACTACGGGACAAGCGTATCCTTTCGCATTGCTTATATGATTAACCCGTTCTTCGATAATGAACAGGATAATCTGCATTGGAAATGCTAAAAGCATATTTTTACCTCGCTGTGCAAATCAAAACTGTATTAAGTATCATTCCTGCTTCCATCAGCAAGAAAAATGCTGTGGAAAATTGATTGCCTTTGTAATTCCGGCTCATTAAAAATGCAGCTAATGTAGTAAATATCAGAATATTAATTGCCACTGCGATAATGGTTAATGGTAATCTCATTTTTCCTCTCCAATCATAAAATTAAGTATCTTATCTGCAATTTCTTCTTCCGGCTCAAATGGTAATCCACAGTAATTATAACGCTCTAAAGCCGATTTTAGGCTTGCTTTGAATCCACGGTAAATTTCCCCGTGTTGTAACAGTTCGTGTCTTAAAACTGAAATTGCATCAGTAATTGATTGAGAAGTAAAACTAATTTGTACCAAGCACTCCACTTCAATATCCGGTTCTGCCATCATCTCGAATACAAATGCCGGAACCTCGTCAACAGCAACATGGAAATCAACAGACTTTACTCTTGGGACTTTATTCCCATCAATAAAACACTGCGTCCCTCTCCAATCATACGGACTCGGATTTATAATTTTCACAACAGGCATCTTTAAATCCCCTTTCCTGTGCTTTGCAATACACCAGAAGATGGTCCGCAATCTCTCTAAGCTGATTTGTGTCGTATTTCGGGCAAGTTAATGGTTCTTTATCCCCTAAATCAGCACTTACTTCGGCATTAATCAGCATCGTTGCTACATCAATCGGTTCATCTGGGAGCATTAAATCGTCCTGGTTCTTATGTACTCCCATAAAAAGCTCGATTCCATCCGCTTTCATTAGCATGTAATCGTGAACTTTATCGAAATCCGGTGCTTTCTCTGTAATAACTGCTTTTCCGTTTTCTACGTACACATAATAAACTTTCTTGTTACTATTCATGCTTCCTCTACCTCCCCAAAATATTTCTTGTACAATTCATAATCATTTTTGCCGAGTAAGTCTTTGACTGTATATTTCTCCTCTATACGAAGATCGCTATATGTAGTAAATACTTTTATATCCCGAATGCAGATTCGCTCGCCCTCAGAAATTTTACCACTAACACGTTCCGTATCTTCATCAGCAGAAAACCATCTTCCGTTTTTTGTCAAAAAATAAGTTCTGCATCTTGATATACTAAAGCAAATACAATTTACGCTTGAATCACTAAAAACCTTTTCTGCTTTTGATGTGTCGTATAACCTACCGTCTTCCAGAACGGATTTCTTGTGGTTTGTTATCTCAATCTCGTTATTTAAGATAATCTTATCTGAAAGATTCTGGCTTTCATCCTGTACGACCAAACCGCCTTTTTTATTTTTTAAGAATTTTTCAAGTATCGACATTTACCTACCTCTTTCGAAAATATTCTGCCAGGGCTTCACGGGTAATCTGTGATACGCTCTTGCCGGTTCGATTCTTCTCAGCTATAAGTCTTTGCTCCAATTGGTACGGCAACCGGATACGGATGGATTCGCCCTGATGGTTATGCTTTTTCATAGGCAGTATCCATTTTTACGGAAAGAATCGGTTTGTCATCGGCTTTAGCTAGAAGCGTAATACCTTTCCCATTCTCCCAAGATGATGTCATAAGTTGAATATTTGAACTTCCGGTTTCGTTACAAATATTCAAAAGCTGTTGTGCCATATCCATCAACCTTGACCGAAGATATCCGTCATTGTTTACTATTTTCTCCATCTTATGCCTACCTTTCTGCGAATATTATCAGTTATCACAAATCGTTTATTGCTTTTAATTTCTGATTATCAATTTCAACCTGAGAAGCAAGTACGCTACGTGTCACATCTCTTATAAACGATTGTTCTAGCGTCATGCGTTCACTGTAAAACAACGTTGGAGCTGTGAGCACATAGATTTCAATATTCAAATTACAAAGCCGTCTCCATGCTTCTTCAATTTCATTCTTGGTGTTTCCGATATCATCAACTCCGCAAATAATTAATGAATCACCCTTTTTCATGTTTTCACAAAGAAGTTCAAAATTATTATTTTCATTTGCCAAATCGAAAATAAACGAGTCAATTTCTTCGTTCAAAAGCATCTTTTTCTTTGCTTCCAACGGGAACCATAGTCCAGATTCTCTTGCATATCCTATCTTCATGTTCCATACCTGCCTTTCTGATATCGCCTTATTTATTCGGCAGAGAAACCGTTAAGGCTTACGGCTTGTCGTGTTGCAATCACTATCTCTGCCATGTTGAGGGTTTGTTGTTAAAAGAGCGTTTTTTAAATTTTGGGGCGGTCGGGGCACTCATTAGGCCGTTCAGGGCATCTATATACACCCCCTCCCGGGTCTGTTCCTGGTGACGCTGACCGGGCAACCCTTTGCCCCATGGGTTCCCGTTGTCCCGGTCTTAACGCTGATTTTTTGGATGCCTTCGGCAGTGATCAAGGAAGCATCAATGCCTTTAATACTCCATCTATACGACAAACACAGATTTGTTCGATAGATTACCTTGATTTTCTATACATCATGCACAAATTCAACTGTTATATATGTGCATATTTACTAAATGTTGCCATGTCCACCGCTTTTCGGTCTGTTTGTTCGTGCTCTGCGTACATTTCAACGATCTTGTGTACATTCCACTCTGTTATAACTCCGGCTTTTCCATCTCTGGAAGCTCTAGAACGTCTTTGTATTTATCTGCGATCTGTTGCGCTGTCTGTTGCGGTATGCCCTGCTGCTGTCCTGCTGGAATTGGTGCCGTTTCCGCCATGCCATAAGCTACTTTACAAGCAAATATCAAGTTGGCATTCGTGCCATCCTGGTTGTGTAGCTTATCCAACGCAAAGGCTCCACATGTTTCTTTCCATTTTTTCACCGTTATGCCATGCGTTGAGGCGGTTCTGTAGTCTCCGTTCGCCCAATCGCTAAACGTCATGTTATTAATTCCAACTAATATTCCAAACATTTGCAAAGTAGGTGATATACCATATCTACCACATACACGTATATATATATTAAATATACTGTCTAATAGTTCTATATCATTATTACTTGGTTTTTCAATATGATCAGCAATATAAAAAAACATATCAATACGATTATTAGCTATATCTTTCTTATACTTTTCTATACTGTCATAATCTTCTTGATGTATGCATAATACAGTGTTTATATATTCATCTACCAATAACCATATTTTGTTTTCATATACTTCTATATTTTGGGATGTTGTTATAGTATTTGAATTTTTCACTGTATCACCTCGCTTTATAACGTTAATCTATTAAATCATTATAAATAAAAAAAGCCGGTCGGCTCTGGTTCGTTGTCCAGTAGCTAACCGGTTCAGTCCTCCAGCGGTTCGTTCTCGCTTTCGGTCTGTATCTGTATCTCTATTAACAGTATTAACATACAAGTTGTTGTTCTGTCAACTATTTATTTAAAACTTTTAGTCAATCTCATATAACGCCATATACTATATCTATGTATATTATATATACTATATACAATATTATATTAATCAACTCAGCATCTGGAATCTAGGAAGGGACAGGGAATAAGTATAATTATAGATATTCATAATCCATAATATTAATATATATAATATTATAATAGGGCATTTTGAACACACAAAAAGCCAGACCTTCCGGTATCTGATCCGGCATGATCTGGCTATATTTTTTTCGTATTCAGTTACGATCCGCTTTGTCAGCCCTGCCCCTTCCTGAGTTCCGTCGGCTTCGTTGTATTGAACATAACAGAACGACTCGTAAAAGTCAAGTAAAAATTTGTCGTTGACTTTTTGATGATATTGTGCTATGAATAATTATGTCAGGACTTCGGCGGCAGTTCTGTACCTGTCCTAAAAGCCGCCACAAAAAGCATGATATAAGCCACTGGAATTTTCCAAGGGCTTTTTTGTATTCAAATATTTTGGCTTGTTTCTCTTGCTCCCTTGTTTAATCGTTTGTTTTATACATACGCCTGCCAGTTGTTACTTTGGTTTTTCCTTTGAATCTCCAGTATTTTTTCATAGCTATACCACGAGTTTTTGTAATAGTACATGCATCCTTTTAAACATCCATGCGAAATATCCGTAAAAAGTTCAGATATTTTCGAAGCATTTCCGAAATCTTCCACCGGAAGCAAATCTTTTCTAACTCGAATCTTATTAGTTTTCCCCCAGATACTCAACCATTCAATCTGGTATCTTTCTTTTAACTCGAGAATAATATATCCGTCCTGACAATCGACGTCTAATTTTCCCTCGAAACTTCTGTAAATTTCCTGCATTTCTTACCCTCCTATATTTCCCCGTCTGGGGTGTTCTTCTTTTGTTGTCTTTATTATATAATATTAGTGCTTAATTGTCAATAGAAATTTGTGCTTAATTTATTATTTTTTCATCTTGTCCATTCTATCAAGTTCTGCAAGAATTAATTCCCTCGCAAAAGCGTTGGTTTTTAGTCCGTATGCGTTTATTCTGTCAAGTGTTCCCTGCGGTAAGATCACATTAATTCTATCCTTATTTTTCATGCATTTCTTAACTGCTTCTCTATTTTTTATCGCTTTTTCTTCTGCTGTTAATTCTGCCATGTTTATCCCTCCTTTATTTTGTTTCATTATAATATACATGTGCTTAATTGTCAATGATTTTAGTGCTTAATAAAATTGCACAATTCGCCTCTTATAATTAGTGCTTAATTTGGCTATTATGTCAATTGTAATTAGTGCTTAATTATAGTATTATAATATCAACGAAGAGAACAAAAGAACAGGAGGAAAGACAAAATGAATAAAGATTATTTAAGCAAGCTTAACTGGGCGGTGTTCACAATGATCGACCGCAGTACACAAGACGACCGCAGAAGCAAAATAAGCGTTGCTGGTTTATTTGCTTATCCGGCAAATGCAGAGGACTTTATAAAAACGCTCCCGAGTGAACACGAGTGGTACATACTTGATCTTGACCGCTTAGAGCGGTTCGAAGAATTTTACAATTATGTTCAGGACATCAATAAAGAGTATGGAGAACGCGCAATATTTCATATTAATGACGGCGGTTTTCTGGTTGACGAATTAAACTGTTTTCGCTCAATCCTTAATATCTGGACAGATACAAAAATCAATTAATTTCTCCGGCGGTCTTTTAACAAAAATTTAAGGAGGATAAGAAAACATGATCAAGATTGATATGTGGTACAACGACAAAAAGGAACAGGCAACCGGACTTGATATTCAGTTTAATGATTTAGGCTGTTTTTATTCTGGTAATATTAGAATTTTCGGTAAAATGGTTGGTGATTATTACGCGGACAGCGTACAAGAAATTTGTGAAGCGTTTCCGCATCTGAAAGAAAAAATAAACGCTTGTTTGAACTAAATAAAACAATTCCGGGCGGGGCTTTCCCGCCTGTTTTCCTAAATTGGAGGGCCTAAAAATGAACAAAACAGATATATCTTTCGCTAAAAAATACAACTTAAAATATACAGAATTAAAATATATGTACGGTCTTACCGGGTATGTGTTTGATTTTGAAATAGGTGAACATGATCTTATGTATTGGTGCCGGTCTAAGTTATCCAGACACAAAAGCCTTGTTGTAGAATGCAATTATCATGCGATGTGCATAAAAGTCTATGACCGAAAAGAAAAAGAAAAAACTTGTGCTTTTTATGAGCTGGTGAAAAAGTTGCATGATATTTTCAACTTAGAATATCATGAAACGAAGGACGGCAGCCGGGCATATAACAAAGTTGTTGACTTTGTGCTGTTACATCCGGAATACAAACCCGCTTTTGATAGTATTTATAATTAATTTTTTACCGCTTTACGGCTTTAGGCCATCGGCACGCTCACGACGTGCGAAACGGTTTTCTTTGCGTTGCTTTGTTATATTTGCCTTTTAACGGCTTTTAATTGCTTCATGGTACATTTTACCGGATATGGCTATAAAATCATTTCTAGGAAGTTTTACGCAATCAATTAAAAGGATTGACGGCAAAATATAACGGGCGTATTATGTTTATATATGTCAATGTGGATAAATGCCGGATTGGTTTCTGTCCAGGTCTACGGCTGCATCTATTCCGGATCGCTTCGGGCGGTCTTATTTGCGAACCATTTTTACACGCTGTTTTTCTGGCAGTCCGTCCAGCTTATGCAGTTCTTGCCGGTTTCGTTATCCTTGTAAGCGCTTATTTGACGTTTTGCAACCGTTTATATGTTTGCATGTGTATTTTATCAACTGTATATATAAAATTGATTTTAGGCACATTTACAGGCTTTATAATGGCATTGGGTTATTATATTATATCCCGGCATGCTGCTTTATAATGTTTTAACGCTGTATTTTGATTTTTAAGCCGTTTTGTATCGTCACCCGATAAAGTATAGGCTTATGCCGTTCGAATTGATTTTAGACGCAATTATGCAATTAATTACAATGTTTATAGTATGATCGTGTGCATCGGATGGCAGCATGTTTTGCCGCGGATATATTCCTTGATGCATTATCGCTTTACTATGAAGTCTCACGAGTGCTAATTTTCACAGACATTCAAAAAGACCCGAAGCATGGATTTTGAACGAAAAAAATCATTTTTCCATGGATACGGGTCGTTTTATAATTTTTATTTATTTGTAATTTTGTACAAATATTTTTATAGCATCTATTTTGGGACTGTGGAAAATGTAAAATTATTTCAATTTATTTAGATGATCTACTTTACCAGTGCTTCTTTTCTTCTTTATTGCGGTTCCACTTTTCATCCTCTGTTCTCGTTCTTCCTGTTTTTTGGTCTTCGATTTCTTTCTCAATGAGTTTCCAGTACTATACCCCATATTTTCCCTCCTTATCCTTGATCTTCTGACTTCTGGTCTTGAAATTGATGATTTCCACGTCCGTATTGAGTTCAGGTGGTATTTTCCCTACAACGATAACTCGGAGCGGCTCTATGCGCCTTTCCATTTCTTTAAAGCCTATACAGAATTCTTCTCTGGATGCTCTGGATTTAATTCTTCCATTGGTGCAACATGCTACGGTGCTTCTTTTTGGCACACCATCAAAAGCCCAGTCATAGCAATACTCTGGAGGTATGCTCACGTTAGGAATCACCTTTATCTCGTTCATACTGAGATAATGAGCCATGGCATGATTTCTGTATTTGTTCCAGATATTCATAGCAAATGGCATACCATTTTCACCGACTGCCATTGAAAAGTCTGGTGCGATCACGCTCTTGAAACATTTCAAGTGTTCCAGGTATCTATCTGGATTATTCCATAGCTTTTCAAATTCGCAGTCATGGATATAAAAGTTGATGCTTAATTCTCGATGATTCTTTATCTTCGGGCTGAAGCTATCCTTGAAATCCACTGTGTCTTGTGGTATTTCGTCCACATACCTGTCCATCATTGGAATTTGGTATTTGCCGTCCAGTTCGGCTCCTGTGAGCATATATTCTTTCATGGTATCGTATGCAGTATGGCTGATTCCCTGTGCAATCATGAAAATTCCTCCAGAAAATAAAAAAAGACACAGAATCCTCATTCTCAGATCGGTGTCATCGTTAGTATACAATATATACTATCAAATATTCTATTTTATGTCAATTTACATGATATGTACGGCGCATTTATTATTAGCACTTACATAATGCGACTCCTATGGCATATAGTTTGTGCTAAAATTTCTTCAACTGTATTTCAATATTTCCATTGACTATAATTATTTTTGATATTATAGTTTTTAATATACGGTTTTTGTTTTGCTTGTCAATGTGTTCCCACACATCGGCAAGCTTTTTTATATTATCGTATACAAATTCTTTCTTCTGTGAGTTATCCGGGCTCTTCATCTCGTTCTGTATTTTTAGTTTTAGCTCATCTATACCGGATTCCGTTTCTTTTATCATCTCCAGAACCGTATCATTTCCCTCAGCATAAAGAACATACAGACGTTTTAGCTTCGTTTTCTCTTTTTGGAGTTGTTTACTCAAAATGTCCAGACAGCTTTCTCTTTCTTTTGGCTTATGCGATGATAAATTGAGGGAAATCTTTAAAATCTCATCTTCAACCTGCTTTTCAATATCTTCTGCCCACTCAAGCGAATTGCTGCAATTCGGATTGTAATTTGGTAAGTACGACATGCCGTTATCCCTTGAATAGCAATAAATTTTATGCTTCCCATGAGTCCACTTCTGATATCTCATCTTGCATCCGCACACTCCGCAATAGCACAGCCCCGTCAAGAGCTGATTCTCGTGATTAACGCAGAAGCTTTTACTTTGCTTACGAGTTTTTCTTAATTCCTGGGCTAATTCGAATACTTTAATATCGAAAATTGGTTCATGTCTTCCCTTATATAGTTTCCCTTTATACGGAATCATGCCAATATTTACAGGGCTGGTAAGAACCTGTCGTGTAACAAACTCACTTTTAAATCCTATCAATTTCTGTATTCGAACATCAGAATAACCGGATATATACAAATTCATAGCTCGCAAAGCCATTTCTTTGCGTTCCGGTATGGGAACTAAGATTCCGTCTTCTTTGCTATATCTATAGCAATAAGGGGTGTTGCCACCTCCCATCCAATATCCCTGTTTCACTCTCTCCAGCATACCACCGCGCATTCTAAGCAGCATAGTATTTTTGTCAAGTTGCGCAAACACTGCCATCATCTGAGTGTATGCTTGCTCCATTGGGCTGTCGTAGCTTACACTATCATGCACGCATCTAAAATCCACCCCATTAGGTATGAATACACGTTCAATTAAGTATATTCCATCGACCATGCTTCTTGATAATCGATCTAGTTTAAACGCTACAACACATTTTAATTTTTTCTTTGAGCAATCATTAATTAAGCGTTGCAATGCTGGACGATTCATATTCGAACCTGTGAAGCCATCATCCTCGTACCAATCAGATATAATCAATTGATTTTTTCTGCAATAATTTTCAATATCTCTTTTCTGACTGTCTAATCCATTTCCCTCTTCGGCCTGTTTTTCTGTTGATACACGCAAATACGCAACACATTCCATGACTATTCCTCCTTTGTGTAGAAATGTGCCGCACATATCATGTTACGACACATTTTACACTACAATATTTTTGCGGTCAACCTAAGCATTCAATTATGATTTTAATAATTTCTTCTGGCAGTTCAATTTGTTCGATGTCAATTTCTTTCCCATCAATCGTAACAATTGCCATATGCTCACCTCTCATTTCACAAAATCAAAAATATTCATCTGTCCTTGTATTTCTTCTATTTCATCTTTTGTAAAAAATTTGCAGGCTGTCCAATTTGGATTCCAGTCAGCATCCAGTTCGTAATTTAAGCATTTGCATCTTTTAGCGTTTTTAAACATCGTGCATTCAAAGCATTGATGTTCATAGTTCGTACCGCCCGAACGCTTGTACATTTCGCTGATTCTTCTCATAGGCTGATGTCCTTCCATAATTCCGGGCATCTGGCAAAGTCATGCTCGCATTCTGCATATATGATGCATTTGTGGCAATCATGCCTACCAATTTGCTTTGCGTATTGTCGTATTACTTTCCTACATATAAGCACCAGTTCTGGCGTGATATCTAACTTTTCGTCTTTGCCCTCCATGCTTTTCTCCTTTTCTTTGTTGCTGCATATTCAAATTTGCCTTCTTTTACGCAATCTCTTGGGTCACATCCTCGACTATGGCCGACCATAAAAATATAATCGCACGGTTGCATTTTCCCTGATGTGCCGTTTGATTTCGGATAGAACTTGCAGTCTGTGCATTGACGATTAGTCAAATTCTGAATTTCTTGTGGCGTCAATTTTCTCCACGGTTTACGCTTGTTTTCCATTTTCACCGCCTTGAATCTTTTTGATAAGTTCCTGTTTCATTGCATCCGCTATGTGTTCCCTGACTGATTCTTCAGGAAAGGGGATTTCTAATGATCGCTCTAAAATTCTGTTTGTAATGCGGTCATCATATTTCAATCGGGAAATAGGATAATTACTGGTGAAAATTGTGGTTTTCTTGTCCACATACCGACCATTGATGATTCCGTAGAATTTTTCATTAATCCAATCTTTCCCAGATTCCGCACCAAAATCGTCAATAATCAAAATATCCGCGTAAGTCAAATCACTAATCAGCTTATTCTCTGCGTTTTTTCCTCGTTCTCCCCATGTTGACTTTATCTCATCAAGAATTTTTAGGGATGTTGTGAATTTTACCGATTTCTGATGCTTTTCTATCATCTCATTTGCCATGCTACATACAAGCCTTGTCTTTCCAGAGCCTTTAGTATTTGAATATATGTACAGCCCAATTCCCTGTTTCTGCATCTGTTGGATATTTTCGAGCCAATATTTAACAGCTTTTGCCGCCTGTATGAATATTTCCTTACTTTCTGGAAGTTGATACACGCTGCTTTTCATATTTGAAAATCTGCATTCCTTGTACATATCCGGCATTTCAGCAAATTGCAGCTGGTTCTGCATGATCATCTTCTTTCTGATTCCGCAATGGCATTCTTCACAATATGGAACGCCATTATCGTCCCTTGACCATATCCAACCAGAACCGCCACAATCAGGACAATCAGTCTGCAAATGGAGTATCTGAGATTTTGCTTCCTCCGCATTGATCGAATGGGATAAGCGGTTTGACATGCGCTTGAGCTGTTCTACCGGTTCCATGCTTGATGTCGCCTCCTTTTATAACATTGTAGTTTCCTTCCAAAACTTTTGTAAAATTATTCGGCTTTACGAACCAGTCAAATGTTATCATCCATCCGCGGTTATTCTCTCCTCGCAGAAAATCACTGTAGCGAACGTTGTTGATTGCACTAAGGACTTCATCAATTCCGTATTCACGGATTCGCCCTTTGAGTAACTGACATCTTTTTGATGATGGTTTAATATCGCGTATTGGATTGATGCCAACTTCCTGTAATTTGTTCCATTCTTCGATGACGCGTCGGACATCAGTCTGACAAATAGTATCTAAAGATACTATTAATTTATTATCTTTCTCTTTATCTATATCTATATCTTTATCTAAACCTATATCTTTATCTGCGTGCGTCTTTGTTGCGTCTTTGTTGCGTCTATTGTGCGTCTGACGGTTTGAACGCTCTATTAATTTGGTATCGTCAATAACATTTCCGCTTGCTAATGAATAGCTTCCATTCTCTTTTAAAAGCAACATCCTCTTTTCGTCAATATATGAAGTTTCCGTGTATCTATCTCTTGACAATGTGTTATGCATTCGCCAGTGTTTGATTACTATTACACCGTCTTCAAACGTAAGAACAAACCTTTTTGCAATCAATAATCGCAGATCATCTTCGCTTGCTCCTGTGATTTTCATTATCCTTTTTGGGTTTCCAATAAATCCATCATCGTCAGCCCTCATATTCAAATGGAAATATAAGCATTGCGTTGTTGCCGGCATATCCAAAAATGCGTCACTGTCAACAATTTTCATCGTAAACATTCGTTTCTGTGCCAATTCTAAAATTCCTTTCTCCAATTCCTGGTTTTTCAAAAGTGTTTATTTTAATTCAACTTCCATTCCATTGATTTTCAGTTCTCCATTTACCGGAATTACAAGAGATGGAACACCGTTTATTTCTTTCAGTTCAATCAGAGCAATTTTATCTGGCTGGATGCAGATTGCTGCATCTGGTGTTACAATTTTTGCAGTTTTTGAATTATGAATATTGTCAAGAGCAACGGGTTCATTGCTGAAATACATTTCCCAGTTTTCTTTGAAATCTGACAACTTCTCGTCTGGAACTCCGCAATATTCAAAAATCTGTTCCATTTCATCACATGACACGGTTACCATCTCCGGGCTGTCTTTCTTCTGTTCTCTTACTTCCTGCAAAGATTCAACCAGACTTTCCGCGAAATTGAATGTTGTATTTCCTTCGAAATTGTCCATAATAAAATCTGAAAAGACATTGATCTCGTTGCCGGGTATACGGGGAATTGGTGCGCCAAGAACGTTTTCAATGAAGTCGGGATGAATATTCTTTATGTTTTTGTTGAAATACAAGGTTCCATGAATATCAGTGCTTCTGTCATTGAATACAGGGAATAAGAATCCTGTTTCTGGTCTTGAGACTACCCAATCACGAATTCTGTCTTTGATGTTATTTTCAGCCACATCATAGATAAGCCCAGCCTTTGAAAGATTTACTGGACAAATGCTGCACAGAATGTGTTCATAAATTTCTTCTGATGCATCGTGCATTTCGGTTCCATCAGAAGCTTTTCCTGGAATGTCATATACTGCATGAATGAGAACTATGTAGTAATTTTCGTGATAATCGTAATTTTCAATCACTTTGTCGTATAACTCGTCCAAAAGTTCGTCATTTTTAAGCTTACTTGCTCTAATCCGCATAAGAAATTCCTGTGTTCCACCCTCTTTTTCCTGTGATAATGGAAAATCAAGGTTCATAAGGTTTTTTCCAAGTCTGCCAGACATGGTTTTCTTGAAAATGTCAAAATACTTAAACATTTCTTCCTCTGGAAGAGACAGGAATGCTTCTTTAATTTTGGTTTTCTTGTTCTTTTCTGCGTCCACATAACAACCACAAATGCGTGTGATTGTGCAATTGACTGGAGTAAACTGTTTCTTAATTTCTGCGATTTCTTTCTTATTCATTCTTTTCCATCCTTTCTGCTTATTTCGCTTGTTTCTTCTCAATCCACTTATTAATTTTATCTTCGGAAATCATATACATTTGCTTTAGCATTTCGATGCAGATCAACACATCTGCAATTTCTTTTATCATGTTATCACGGTCGATTTTCCACGTTTTTCCTTACTGATTGCTTGTATAAGTTCCGCACATTCCTCCATGCAGACGGTTGCCTTAATTTCTTCTCCGTAATGGTCAACACTTCTAGCAATAACGCTTTCGTCAATGTTATATGTCATTTTCTTCGCTCCAGTCAATTTTCTGCCCGCATTCAAAACAGTACTTGCTTATTTTTTTACCAATAACAGGTGTTCCGCATTTCGCACATTTTTGAGTGGAAAATATATTGTACGGAAAATCTGGAACATATTCTTCAGGTTTGCATGGAATCTGCTTTTCCAATGCTTTTGCTCCGGAATCACACGCCCATGCTTCCTTGAGATATTTTTTCTGCCATTCATCTTTGTTTTCAGAACTTTCAAGGAAACATAAATGCTGGTCTCTCATATCGGATAATATGTCTTTTGCTTCTTCTGGTTTCATGTTAATCCTCCTTATCGTCCTCCTCAATACTGACAGTTTCCAGATCTTCGAAATCACAACCCATTGCGAATCCGTCAATTATTTTCTTCTTAATTCCAAATACCTCTATCATGTGAGAATTATTTTCCATGATTTTTATTACATCTGACTTTTTAACATATTCAGCCATTCTTCATTTCCTCCAACTGTTTTACTGCTTTTCTATAATCCCTATTCGCAGACCGGAACATCATCAAGAGTATTTCAGATACAGGCCTTGTCCGATTTCTTCGCTTTGCTTTTTTGATGCATGTAAGATCATTTGCTTCTGGTACATATATTCCTACATAATGTGGAATTTCAAGGGATACCGCAGCGCATACATCTGTCGGTATAACTAGGTAGTTATAATCGCCAACAAAATTCAGCCCATGACCAGAGCGAAAATCTTCAGCTGATGATTTAACCTCATAACAATAGCAGTCACCTTTTTCTATTCCGGACACGCTATTATTCACCGGCACGAACCGCATATAATCCACCCTTACCGCATGATCTGTTGAATAATCGAATGTCACTTCCTTAGCCCAATAAATACGTGGATCATTGTGAGGATTGATTTTCTTTTCGATCATTGCTGATAGTTTTGCTGTAATCTCAGGTCTTGTCATTTTGAATCTCCTCCAACTTATTTTCAGCTTCTTCACGATTGAGGAATACCAAAACATTTAACTCTCCAAGACACTCGTCCTCATTTGCCCATAAAAACCATTTACCGCCTTTGTCATATTCAAGTCCGCTTACCACATTTTCCCGAATGTCCATTCCGCATATATCCCATACAGTTGTGCCGATAGGACACGGCAATCTCACAAGCAAGCCCTGTTCTTCTAAGTCTTCATAAGTGGCAAGCTTTTTAATCATATTTTCTACTGTTTTGCAATTTCCTGCGCCCTGTGAGCAGCTATCGCAATATTCACCACACTCAAGCTCTCGTTTTTCGTTATATGTGATACTACCATCTTCCCATTTTGTTAATCTCTCCATCTACTTCACCTCTTCCATCTGACTTTCTACATTATCTGCAAGTAACTTCAAGGACTTAATAAATGAGTCTGTCAATGCTGTTCTGTCTGGGTATTTAGCGAACGTTCTGACAAGGTTTATAGCATCTTTGATCTTCTTCTCATCTTCAATTACGTCTGATGCTTCTACTAATTCATATTCCGGTGCAAGACTGGCATTTCTTGTTAGTTCTTTATTACTGTAGAACTTTAATATATCCGGGATCTGCTGTTCTTCAAAAGGATATGGATACGCTTCTTTTCCGCCATACCATCTATATCCTTGTTTCTTTGCTGCTTTCAAAATATTTTCATACTCTTCATGTGTTCTGATTAATACGCATTTATTCGCTAGATTAATCATCTACTTCACCTCCTGTAATCTCATCAATACAATCGTTCCAACCAATCTTATAGCTCGGCGGTTTGCCTCCTGCTTTGAAATACTCGCCGTTATAAAGCCCAGTTACTTTCATTTTCTCCGGCAATGGCTTCAATGGACACCAAGCCGGTCTTGATTTACTTTCGTAATCATAATGTTCTTCTGTTATAAGCCTTGTGTCACCGTCTAAACATTCAGTCAGTTCACAGCATCCTTCATATTCAGAATCGCCGCAGTATTCAGTTCCAAATGGACAATCATAGCAGTTCTTCGGTGTATCAATCACTAATACTGATTTGCTCATTTGTGTTCCTCCTGTAACAACTCTGGATTGTCGAAAATATTGCCAACTACTTCCATTTCGCACCTGTCGATATAATCTTTGGTCAGTGGCATTGACCAGCAGAATGGTTCACATCTGCTGATTGTATCTGTCGGAACAACCTCATAATGCCATCCGACAACTTTGTCTACTATGGAGCCGGTTTCAATATTTCTTACACCAAATTCTCCAAATGCCGCTTTTACAAGGTCTTTTGGGTTTCCATGACACATCAAAATGTCGTTCTTCCAAATCTTATTTCCGTTCTTGTCGCAAAGTCCTGTAAACCGGCAGAGGGTTTCTGGATCAACCAATTTCATTCTGTCTGTTATTAAAAAGATGATTGGCAATATACTCGCTTTTTTATACGGCGGAACAATATAACAATATCCGCTGTCAATGTCTAAATCTATGAGGCTCCCTTCTATCCATTCACCATTATCAATCTGCTTTGCCTTGGAAAGAATTTCTCTCATTCAACTCCACCACCTTCTAAGATTTTAATAGCATAATCTATAGCTCTGTTCCATTCCAAGTCTTCATCATTGGAAACAACACGAAATCTGTCCATAAGCGATTCCGTAACTTTTTCCGCATCAAAAGCTGTCGGCTGTTCGTCAATAACTGCACCTATTGCAAAATCCATATCCGAATTTCCAAGAGAGTCAATTATTTTGTCTGCATCAATCAGTCTGCTCATATTCTATTCTCCTAACTGTTTTAAAATTTCTTTTGCGATTTTATTACTTTCCTGCATGGAAATTCCCCATCCATTATATTTTCTGTGGCATTCATCACAGTTCCATTCACCATTATCACTTTCTTTAATTTCGCTATTGAATCTGCAATTATCGCAATACATATGATCGAGAGTGCTATAAATGATGCTTGCAATATCGTCTTGTTTGCTATTAGCATCGTCTACGTGTTTCTGCTTTGGACATTTATATTCTTTCATTTATTTTTCCTCCCACACTCCCAGCAACCGCATTCTCTCATACAGTACAGCGACGGTCTTGCGCCTGTATCCGTAAAAGTCCTTCGGATTCATCGGGATATATCTTTCTTTGCTGATTTTCCTGTAGCTCTTCCGGTGCAAGATATTCTCGATAACCATATCCGCTATCACCGTGTTCTTCGGGCAAGCTGACAAGGCAGCACTGGTAAGCAGGTATCCGTACTCTGCCGGGAAGTCTTTCAGCATCGTATTCAGTTTTTCAATGTCCTCTGCCGGAATGCCGTAGTCTTTCAGCTTTTTGTTCCTTGTCAGCATACCGTTCTCCTTTCTATTTGTCTGGGTGGTGTTTATCGTACATGATCGCTACACATGCAAGACCAGCCACTCCAAATATGATTCCAAGGGTGAATCCTAATAAGAATGTAATCATACTCTGTCCTCCCTATATGGTTTTGGATAGTCCATCCATGCAACTACTGTTCCGCCTAAAACTTTTTTATCCGTTCTCCAAATTCCATCAGTAGTATGTGCCTGCTCTACTAACACTGTCCCATCATCGAATACAACTGTAGCAATCACATATTTAGATGTTTTTTCGAACATTCCTCTTTTCCAGTTATCCGTTCCTTTAAACTTTGCAAATATGGAATCGTGTTCTTCCGGCAATCTCTCGCTGACCGGAATCCAGCCATTTTCTTTCTCGTCATGTTCTAGGTCAGCAAGAAGTAATTCTACAATTTTTGAGATATTATTTTTCGAGAAATAAGCTCCGTTCCCTGCGTTTTCCACCTCATTCTTCAGTTGAATTAATCTGTCTTCGATATGGCTCATATTATCTCATCCTTTCTCAATGTCCGCTTCTTACCATGCAAAACAGCAGTTCTGTCATGGATCTTTTTCTTGATCCATTGTGTTCACACTTTATAGCAACCGAAAATTTCCATTTTTCCACATCTCCATCTAGTGGTGTTGGGTTTTCGAATTCTTCGTCAACCTCTCTCTGATACGGAACTGCAACCATTACTCCCATGTTACCTATTTCCGCGTAACATTCCGGAAAATTCTCACGTATATGTTGGGCAAATTTTCCATTTTTTAAATCAGGTAAAATCTCTTTGTAGCACTCCATTGTTGTTACAAGGTAATTTTTTTCTCCAATAAAATTTAATCCATTTCCGCTGTAAATATCCTCTTTACAGCTTTTGATTTCATAGCATGTAAATATTCCTTTTTCGATTGCTGAGATAGAGCACTGATTTTCTGGAATAAACTGCATGTAATCTACTCTTCTTGGCTTTCCTGCTGCGTAGTCATAATCAAAGCTTACTTCTCTAGCCCAGTATTTACCTGGTCCAGAAAAACAGCTTTTTTCCAGCAATTGGCTAAGAAATTTTGTTGTTTCAGATCTTTTCATACAACCACCTCGCTATCTGCTGGTATCTGATAATCAATATGTCCATTTACATAGGCTTCCTGAATCATATCCAGTACTTTCATGGCTTTTTCTCTGGTGGAATAATGACCAATTGGGCACACGCAATCCGTTATATTAAACCCTTGTGCACATTCCCAGAATCGTAGCTCTCGTGTATTGTTAAGACTGATCAATCGGCTTTTATCCTGACTTCTGATTAACATTTTGTATCCTCCTCATCTTTCTCACAGAATCCTCTGTATTCATGCACTGAACACTCGATTCCACGACTCCATTTCATGTATGTGAGTTTTTCTCCTGTCAATTCGCATTTGTGTTTTCTTGCGTTCAGATACTTACAGATTCCGTCACAGTAGCTCATTTTACGTCCTCCTTCTTTTTAAATTCCATCTTCAAATCATAAACAAACTGGCAAAGCTTCTCTGCAACCTCATCCGCATTCTCTACATTTGCAAGCTGTCTAACATACTGCTTACCGCAGATAACGCAAGTCAACTTTCTGATTGTTTCCCAGACCTGCCATGAAATAATGGTGGAATCAAAAGCATCTGCCATCAGAGAATATCTTCCATTTCCATTCTCATCTCTGAACCACTTTTCTCTCGGTGCTTTTAATGTGGTTGCGACGTCTTCTCTGGTAAGACAGCCTTTGTATTTTTCGTCCATACGTTTTTCCAGTTCGTCCAGAAGTTCCTTCTTTTCCTGTTCTGTCATTACCAACCTCCTAATATCTGTCAAATTCAATATTTGTGTCTGAATAGAATTTGTAAGCATCTTCTCTGATTTTATTAACTTCACGCATGATAATTTCTTTTGTTTTACTGACAGCTTCCTCAAAATCCTCTGTTCCGAGATTACAGTTGAAAACACCCAATGTACTACAGTTGAGAAACAGTACATTTCCGTAACCGACGTATTTGTGGATAACGATTACTAAAGAATTGTATTTCAAAGCGAAAACGCTTCCGGTTTTGGGCTCTTCGTTATACTTAGCGTTACTTTTGAATTTCATTTTGCGTCCTCACTTTCCCCGTTTTCGTATTATAACCCGGCTTTTTCCAACAATTTACCTATATCGGAAATTTTCGTCTTCTGGTTGTACTCGAAAGAAATTTCGCCGTTTTTGTCGTTCTTGAACATTATCCTGCTTGTTACCGTGCAAGTATTACCAGAAAATTCTATACTTCGAAATCTGGTTGAATAGCTTGTGTATTTTGAAAATGCCTTCAAAACTTTCTGATACGTTTTATACTGCACACCTTCAAGAATTTCGTACCCCAGTTTTTCCTTGTTAATGACCGAAAAAGTTTCGTTATAATAATTGCACAACTTTTTAGAGCCTATTTCCCGGATAACGACGCAATCACTTTTTACCTCATGCACGAAACCGACCATAAATTCATTCGGGAAAATAGTAGTATTCGCCATAACTAGATCACCGGCTTTTAATTCATGCGTGTTAAATATAAACGGTCGAATATAATCTTCTTTCTTTGCCGTACAAGAAGTCAGTCCCGGTATGATCCTTGAAATAATAATCATCAAAATGCGTTCTTTATCTCTCATTTTTCTTATTCCCTTTCCCCATGTAAGCAACTGACACGCTATTGTGCAGTCCTCCATGATTTTATACTCCCATTTTCTTAACCAGATTCTTATTCAATCCCTCTTATCATCATGCTTAATTTACTGTAACAAGGGCAAATCTTTGTGTGATCAAAAATATCTTCCAATAAAATGCAAAACGGAAACAACTGTTTTACTTCGTATATATGTTCTATTCCGTCCTCGCCACTTTCTGAGTATTTAATTCTTTTTCCAACATGCAAATCAAATGCATTGGATACGTAGGCTTTTAAACCATAAGATTTTACTTTGCTCATTTTTATCTAAAACCGCCTTTCATTAAAACGTGAACATTTCCTCGTTATCATCATCAGAATCGAAATCTGACGTTTCTTCACAATCAGTTGATTTATTTCTCGACATGTTCTTACCTCGCTCGATTAGTTCCGCTCTCTGCTCTTCTGTTAATTCTCTTGGCGCTCGTAATTTCACGTATTTAACTGGGACATGGGCAAATATGGAACCATCTTTGTTTGTGACCAGAATCTTCACATCTTCTGGATGCTGTTCTGCTAGCTTCAGGACTCTTCCTTTCATCTTACTGCCGTTATGCGCTGATACTTCTGCGTACTCACCACCGCGAATCCACGCAATGCTGCATTCATTGCAATTCTCTGTCATGATTAGTCCTCTCTTTCTCCAAATCCAAATTCTTTATTTATATTTATGGAATCAAATTCAAGTTTAATTCCCATTGTTTCTTTTGCTTCCTGGTATGCTTTTTCAATTCCAACTTCTTCAATGTGTTCTTTGGCAGAGTTTAGGTTTTCTAAGAATCTCTGATTGGATTTTGTAAATCCCCATGTTTTCTTAATTGCAAACAAACTGATAAGAACATTTGCAACTGCGATATAATCCTCTGCTTTCCATAGCTTTTCTTGTGATTCTGAAATAAGTTCTTCCGATATTTCCTTGCGTATTTCATCTTCACGTTGCTTCAAGTACAGTTTTAGTGTTTCAACTCTTGCACCTGTCGTTTTGGAAATCTGTTCCAAACTGTAATTACTAAAATTGTATGGAATTGGATTCCGTGACTTTTCAGCCGCTTTCTGCTGTCTTCTTCTCTCTGCCCTGTTCATACTCCCATCATCCCTTTCAACTGGTTTGTGATTAGAACAAATTCTTTCAGAAGTTTCCTGTCTAATGGTGTGGTTCCGGTCACGGTATTATCGCCATCATAGACAACTGCGTATTTTTCGTTAATCAGTTTTGCGGATGAAACCGCATTCAAAACTTCTTGTCTGGAGCATTTTAGCATTTGCGAAATATCATCAGCGGTCATATCGCCAATCCATTGTTCATTCTCGAAAACACTGTATATTCTCATACTTCTGCCACATTTTGATATTCATATCCAACAAGGTGAAACGCTCGCGGAGTATTCGGATGCGCAGTAGCAATCAAGCCATCAAGTTCGAGCTGCCTCATATGTCGTTGCACAGTTGCTTTTGATATGACAAGGCTTTCGGAAATTTCTTTAAATGACGGTGCGTATCCATATTTTGTAAAATATCTGATAAGAAACAGATAAATTTCTTTTCTGTTCTCTTGTCCCTCGAGATACTTTCTTTCGGTGTTATATTTACTTACCATAGTTACCTCATTTCTTTTAACCTCTGGGTTCAGATCGCGATCATATGCCAAGGAAGTTGCATGAATCAGTCCAAACCCAGAGGGCGTGCGCATATTTAGTTGTAATTATTTGGGATTTTGTCTGCCAGAACCGGCAGCTTTATCATTTGTAAGATTCTTCATCAAGAAGATTATTGAATTTCTCAAGTGCCTTTATAGACACCTTGTTGTTTGATTTCTCCGGTTTGATTGATACTTCTAAGTGAGTATCAATGATATGCTTTAATTCTCTTGCAAGGGTTGTTTTTCCTTGCTTGATTCCATCTCTATAGCCTTTAGCTGGTTTGAATTCATTAATCTTTTCTTTCCCCTCGCCTTGGCTTCCAGATGTCTTGTTGTATCTGCATTGATAACCTTTCTTTGTATATTCCAGAATCCAGAACTGCTCCATTTTATCAAGCTGTTCTACCGGATAATGAATGAAATTAATTTTCCATCCAAAAGGATTATCTTCACTGTAGAATCCTCTTTTCTTTATGGACAAGTCAATGTGCTGATATCCAGTGAGATGTGAACACATCCTCTGAATTATATGTACTGCTTGCCCGATATAAAAGAATGGGATTCCGTTTTCATCTACTCTGGTTAAGAAATAAATACCGCTTTTGTTATCTAAATCCGGATTAACTTTTAAAAGCCTTTTCTTGTTACTCACTTCGATAGCCTTGGCCTGACGAAATTTTTTATAATCCACTAGGCATCACTCCTTTTCAATCTGGTCAATGAGTTTCTTACACTCATCTTTGACATAAGCAAGTGAACAGATTTTGAAATCCGTTTCGAAGCCGAAATCTTTGCTCGACTCTCTCCAGAAGTTTTCCATTGTATGAAAAAGTCTTTTAAAGTCTGGGTCATCTCCAAAATACTGTTTTGCTGTATCAACATCATATCCATCAAAACAATGAGCACACTCAAATCCAATCCACCATGTATTATCATCGCTGCAATCATATAGTGATGGTTCTGCATAAGTAACTCCGCCATGACAGTTAAGATAGCCTAAATCGACAACTCTTTTCTTTGCTAACTTATGGCTGTAAGGTATTCCGACATATCCGCATCTGTATGCTCCGGGCATAAACAGAACTACACATGGATAACCTTTATAATCAAATTTGCACTCTAAAATTGGTTTCATTTCATCGCTCCTTAATTAAACGGAAGTTCGTCATCCATAATTGACGGCATATCCATAAATCCACTTGTGTCCTGTTCTGGATTTGGAACTGGTGGCTGCAACTGTTCTTCTGGCTGGATCTTCTTGTTCTCCGCAAACTCATGTGTTTCCACAAGGCAATCATTTGTGTAGACTTTCCTTCCGTCCTTGTCAGTGTAATTTCCAGTCCTCCAAGTTCCGATAACTGCAATCTTCATTCCTTTATACAGATATTTTTCGGCAAACTCACCATTCTTTCCAAGTGCAACACAATTTATGAAGTCTGATGTGCGTTCATTGTTTTTGCGATACTGTCTCTCAACTGCAAGTGTGTATCTGGCAATTGTTATATTGTTTGTTCCCATTCGTATTTCTGGGTCTTTTACCAAACGTCCGATCAAAATTACTTTATTCATGTTTGTTCTCCTTGTACGGTTCTGGCATAGCTGGCAAAGGCATCCATGCAATTACTTTCAATTTTTCGAAACCGTCTGTAAAATATTCTCCATTCCACATTGCTCTGAATGGAATTGTTCCTTTTTCGGTAGCAATCAAATATATGTCTCCTTTAAAATTATGATTAGGTTTTGGTTCCGGCGGCAGTTTCACGTCTACTGGAATCCACATATCCGATAAGCTATATGAATTAAACAGTTTCTCAATCTTTTCGATTGCATCATTCCAACCCTTGTTGTACCGACAGAACAATGGGTCAACTTTCTCTGGATTACTGTGAGTTGACGGCTTCTTTAATTTTTTAAGTGATTCTAAGAAATGTTCCATGTATCTTCCTCCTCATAATCATTGCAATACAGGGAACCGTAATCCCATGCTAACGTACAGCAGTTACGAAATCTGCATTTGCTACAATCTGTCATTTCCATGAAATTTCTCCTTTCAGAACGGGCATAAATTCAAGTCGACTTCCAGTCCAGCCCGTCCAATCTGAACCAGAACATTGTCTCCTGCGACTTCCTGTATTTCTTTCTGTATTTTACAGGCATCAGATGAATCCCCACTTAAATGTACCAGTGTTACTGTTCGAAGTGATTCTGTGCGATTTTCCTTAATGAATTGCTTGCAAGTTGATAAAGAGCAATGCCCAGTGATCTGGTGCTCCCACTTCGAGTTGTTTCTGTCTATCAGCTCCTCGCAGTAATTACAACCAATAACCAAATGATTAAGTTCCATTGATTTGAATTTGTACCTGCAATGCTCAAAGTCTGTCAGATAAAGAAGCTTTCCCATTTCTTCATGTTCCACCAGATACCCGAAGTTCGGACACGGTTCTTTATTTGCGGATGTATGTGGCAGATTGAACGGAACTGCGCTGAAGGAACCGATTTTAAAATACCTCTTTTTAGTGACAGCTTTTATGGCTCCGTCCGTTATGCCTAAATTTTTGATTGTTTCTGCTCTGGTATAGACCGTGATTCCAGCGTTCATGATTTCACGAACAGTTTTGTTGTGATTGCCAGTGTGATCTCCGTGTTCATGGGAGAGAAGTACGCCAGAAACATTGCTTATCTGGTAGTCAATCCCTCTAAGGATTTTCTTGTAGTTGCATCCGCAGTCAAGAAGAACAATCTCGCCTGCACTTGACTGCAAAGCGTAGCAATTTCCTTTGGTACTACCTGTTGAAATTACTCGCATGAACAAATGGCATCACCTCGCTTTCTGTGCATTGCATTTATGCTTCTAAGATATTTTCAACTTCATCTATGGCTTTCTCTAAATCGGAATAGGCATATGGTATGTCTTTTCCTCTATTTAGACTCTCTAACTCCGCATAGCTTACTTTGCACATGCTGTCTCGTATTAATTTGAGTTCCCTCAACGTAAGTTCAATGGTTATTATCTGTTCCCAGTCCTTTTTACTGTCTACTCTCTTCATACTTCATCATCCTCCGGGAATCTAAACACAATGTTTGCCGGTTCGAATTTCATATCTGGGCTGTTAACCATTATTTTGATGATTCCAAAACCTCTTGCAGCCATTTTTATGCATTCCTCGTAATCGTCATCGCTCATTTCAACGTTTTGCGCAAGAAACATTCCTGCATACACTTTATGCAAGGCTTTCATAGCTTTTTGGGCTTTTTCATTTGTCGAATAACGAGCCATAATTGTTCCTTTTTCACCAACTATCGGCACATATGCTGTTATGATATTTCCTGTTCTACTTAATGCTGCGTTTTCATAAGGAATATCAAATTCCCCGTTCTGGCTTACTAATCTCATTTCATTCTCCTTTCAATTTCTAAATCCATACTGTGGCATAATTTAATGCAGTCACCATGAAGCATATGATTCTTGCATGCTCCGTATTTTTCATTGAATTTTTCTATCGACATCTTCCCGTCATTCATTGCCCGTACCCATATTCGGATTTTTCTCTGTGTTTTTCTTTTCTTATCGCCACGCAATTTTCTGATATATTTTCCTTTATCAGTCACGTAATGATGAAAGCCCAGATAACACAACCCCATGCGAAACGGTACAATTTGTGATTTAGGGTTTAGTTCCAGTCTAAGGCTTTCAATCATCATTCGGATTGCTTCAAGAATTTCTCTGGCATCTTCTTTCGTTTTACAAATCACATAAAAATCATCGTTGTATCGTCCGTAATATGGATTTCCAAATTCAATCGTTATCATCTGATCCAGTGAATGTAAAAGCAACAATGCGTACTTTTGATTTACCTGATTTCCTAATGGAAGCCCGGGATTACCTGTACTGTCAATAAACAAATGGTTTAACCAGACTGTAAAATCATCATCAAAGTAATAATCCAAAACATCTTTCATGATTTCATGGTCTATGCAATAAAAGTATTTGTGAATATCACATTTTACAATCCAACTATTCATTCCATATCTTTTATAGAAATCCAACATTTGATTTCTTAACCCGTCCATTGCCATATGTTGCCCTTTTCCTTGCTGCCCGGCAGTGTTCCATTTAATCAGGATATTTTCAAGTTTCGGTGTCAGAATGTAATCAGAAAAGCATCTCTGCACTACTTTATCCTTAAATGCACATGATTCTATCGTTCGCTCTTTTGGCTCATGAATTTGAAATTTATTATACGGATTTATGGTATACGTTTGACTTTCCAATTGTTCCTTCAAGAGATGAATGCCTTCAAGAGACAAATTAGAAAATCTTGCAGTACCTGAATTAAATTTCTTACCGCTCTTAACCTTTTTGTAAGAACGATATAAATTCTCAAAATTTGCAACAATTTCTTTATCCATTTATTTTGTTCCTTTATGTTTGTCCATTGCGGAAAGGTTATGCATTTGCTTGTATCTTTTCTGATTTCAGCTTTACGCTTACTCTGTCTGCATGTGATCCATGTTGGGCGAACACCATTTTCGTTGTTGTAATTGTTGTTGTTGATAATGTCCGAAGGGGAAACAACGGTATTCGCAGTGCATAACCTGTGAAAATTATCTTTTTCTGTCTTTTGTTCTCCATGAAATAGTCATGTACTTTATATCTTTTACCATTTGCGACCATGCTTCCATTCCACCGGAATTGATAATTCCTAATTCATATGAAAGTTCTATAAAGTACATCAACTCATCACAATGAGTAATGGCTTTTGTTTGAAGTTCTAATCGCTCTCTTTTATAATCTTTCAGATCAGTTCGGTTGGCTTCAAATAGTGACTCATAAATTTCCAATGCTTTATTTTGCATTTTATCTACAAGTGAAAACCTGTATTTTTTCGGGTATCGTCTGGCATTACTCGTAACTATTAATGTATGCTTTGCAAGCTGCTTGGCCTTTGTTATTACCTTTAAATCTTCATTTGCCATCAATCATCATTCCCCGATTCAAAGATTGAAGAAGAAAAGATACAAACTGGGCGAACACCAAAAGCGCGGCTGAAACTGAAGTTGCCGACAACGCCCGAAGGGGAAACAACGGTATTTGTTGTACTGTAATCATTTGCTGGTGTACTCCATGGAGTAATCAACCACCACCATTTACCCATATTTGGAAGGAATTTTCTGTATTTTCGGTATTCGTCCATCGTCAAAATCGAAATCTTATCTTTACAATGTCCATATTCTGTCTGACCGTCCAAAGAAAGCAAATCTCGATCAAACTCAATAACTGCATCTTCTCCAAACTCGTCAGTAATTTTTTTAAGAAAACGAGTATTTAACTCATTTCTCAGTTTACTTAAAATCCAGTTATTTGAATCTGAATCAAATGCTCTTTCTTTTCCATCAAATCCATTCAAAATGGCAAAATATCCTTTTTCTGTATTATCCAGAATCAGCCATTCCATGCCAGCAAGTTCAATAGTTTTTCCGATTTCCGGCTTTCCGATGTGCTTTTTCTTGAATTCTGCGAACTCTTTACTTAATCTGGATAATTCATCCTCAAAATATTTCAGATTTTTCTTCATAATCATTCCTCCACCTTAGATACAAAGATATTAGATTTTAAGATACAAACTGGGCGAACACCAAGACCGTAGTCGCAATTGATGTAGCCGACATAGCCCGAAGGGGCAACAACGGATAAGCTTCTACTCCATCCGTGCTCTTCTGTCGACCATGGCGACAACGTCCAATACCAGTCGTTCAGATCATTGTTCGGTGTAATATCTGTGTATTCTCGTGCTTCATCAAACGTAATTGGACGGATTTTGCATTTTACATTTCCGACTTTCTGTCCATCCGCAGTGATAATATCTGCTGTGTGTGTCTTGATATTTCCTGCCCCGAATTCTTCTTCGAAGTCTTTCAGGATTTCAGTGTCACACAGTTTCTTTACCTTTGATGTTTTGTAATCTGAGGTATCACCAAACTCTACATTTTCTTTCACCAGATCAAGCGAAATAATTTTCGTTGTATCGCCATACTGCTGCAACACTTTGTATTTGCGTTTCCCTGTAGTCTGGAACACATCTCCTCGTTTCAGTGTTGACAACTCAACCTTTCCGGTTTCTTCCTGTTGTTCCAGAAGTTCAACCAGTTCCTTTGCTTTCTGTAAAATTTCTTTATTGTTCATATCACATCTCCTCCTGCTTCATAAAATCCGGAATTTCTGGTTCTTTACCTGCTGCCGGAACTGGCTCTTTCTCGGCGGGCTTTACAGCTTCTGCAACTGTCGACTGTTTCGGCTGTTCTTCGATTGCCATTGGCTCTGGAATGAATTCCTCTTTGTTAGCGTTCTGTTCGATTTCTTCCTGCACTTCTCTGTATGTGGCATCCATCGTGTTATATTCATAAGCCTGCACCGGATTATCCCATTTCTTAGGAATAGACTTCATGATGTTGTTACGCATTTTACGAATAATCATGGATTCTCTGGACTGTGTTTCGTAGTACGACGGAGAAATGTACGGTCTTAATTCCTCACAATCAATAACCGCTTCCAGTTCTCCGATCTCAGAAACTTTCTTCATGATTTCTTTTTTCTTTGCTTCAATCTGAGCTTTCTGTGCATCTGTAGCTTTGTATCTGTCCGCACAAATACCAAATGTTTCATTCTGAAGATTGTTCTTGATATGTGCTGCAAGATTTTTCAGTACGTCTGCTCTTTCACATGAAAGGTATTCAACGTGACCATCTTTGTACTGAATTGGATATACCACGCGAATAACTTTTCCAATTCCAGATTCTTCCCATTCCGGCGGTGTGATCTCCACGCCTCTGTGTCTTGGTGGGATATACTTATCTCCCTCTCTGACTTTCCAATACGGGAACACTTTAGATACATTGACACCATATCTACTTACAAGAGCGTCATTTCCATCGCCCTCAATCGCAAATTCAACCTTCTTTTCCCACTGAGGTTTCTGCCCTTTCACTGCTACATTTACATTTCTGATCTGGAAATAGCATTCTCTCGGCTGTGCATTTGCGTTCAACTTTAATGCTGCTACCTTGCTCAGGATAAATTTAAGATTAGAACCATTGATTGCTTCAAAACTTACACCGCTCTCATGCACCATCTGGAAAATAGATCCCATTGCCGCTACTACACAATCTTTTGAATAGGAATCAAATTCCATTCCTCTTGAAGTCAAATCTCTTTCCATTAAATCGACATACCGATTTGTGTAATAGGAAAGCTGCGTATTAAAATTTGCTACCTGTGTGTTTTCTGCCATTTTAATTCTCCTTTTCTTATATTAATTAACTCATTTTTGTTTGCATTTCTGTTCAGTTCTACGCTTCACCTTTGCGATTCTCAGCAGCGTGCTTTTATGCCGTGGCATCTCATATCTGCTCTATGCATATCCCTTGCTCTGCACACATTTGCTGTACCTGGAACCGCACTGCTTTACCATCGCAAAGTAAACCATGCCAATCTATTGCGCTTTAATCGCAATAACTTCTATTACAGAACGGGCACACTGTAATTAACTGCCCTGCTGCACTTTCAACGGAATACCCGTGTGTTTCTTTTCCGTACCGTGTCCATCCTTCCTCAGAATAGATATTCTGGTGGCAAGACCAACAGATACCATTGCCCGGTGCAAAACGTGGTAATATCTTTGTTTTGCAGTACCAGTCCTGTGCTTTGATTGCTTCTGGAATGTTATATGTAGTTGTCGCCATATTAAATTCCCTCCACTTTTAATTCATCGTCGGAAACTTTAAGTAGAATCATCTGTCTGCCTGTATCTGGTATTCTGTCAGCATTCACACTTTCAACATCATCAACCCAAATTGGCAAGTTTAAGCCGTTCAATTCCTGCAATCCAGTCACGAGGTCAATATTGCATAGAATCTGATCAGAGTGATTCAATCCATCAAAATATCCGATTCCGTCACAAATCATCTTGCAAACTTCCACCGGCTCACCGTCCTGCGTATAGTCCAAAAACTGAAACTGAAAGTGCTTGAAAAGCGGATTGATAGCTTCTGCCAGTGCCTGATTTTTTTTGATGGAAAATTCTTTCAACATGTCAAGTTTCTGCTGAATATCGGAATCTTCCTGACCTAACTCTTTCTGTTCTGTGTTCAGCTGTTCAAGTGTTTCTGTCTGTTTCTGAACTGCCTGTTTTGCCATCTCAATTTTTGTTTCGATTCCTGTAAGTTCCTTTTCGGCAGACATTCTTTCTGCCTGAACTGCTGCATTTTCCTCAGAATTATTAGTCAGTCCGTCAAGCTGTTCCTGTTTCTTCTGGATTTCTGCTGCAACTGCCTGATACTCTTCGCTTTCAGACATATTTGGCTCTGACGGAAGCTTCTCTAATTCCTGATTTTTCTGTGCAATCTCAGATGCCAGAGTAGAAATATTTTTCTTTGTCTGCTCAATCTGCGATTCGATGTCTTTGCGCTTTTCCTCAACTTCTTTTCTTCTGGCTACTTCGGAATTGCCTTCTTCTGTAATGTCTTTAAGTTTCTGCTGTTTGTCTGCTTTAAACTGCTCTTTTTTCGCAAACTCTGCATGGATTCTTTCCTGTTTTTTCTGTTCAAATTCAGTTTTAAGACGTTCAACCTGTTCCTCCGGAAGTGCCTGTCCGCAGGTCGGGCAAATAGCTGATTCAGGATCAAATTTTTCGTTCTGTATGGCATTTAAAGCTGTTTCATCAAATGTGGACGCATACGTCTGTTTATATTTCTCCTGCAAAACCGTAATTCTCTGCTGAATTCGTTCTGGTTTCTCAGCGGTCGCAAGGAAATTTCCCAGAATTCGGAGATTTTCTTCTTCATGTTTCTGCTTGAATCGCCTGTCATTTAATAAGGAAACGATTTTTCTCTTTTCTTCCTGTAATGCTTCTGCTGCATTTGAAATGATCGCATCTCTGGATTTCTTGAGACCTGTAATCTCGTAGCAGAGCTCGTCATATGCTTTATTGGTTTCATTTAGCAGCTTTTCTTTTTCAAGAAGACCATTCAGTTTATCCAGCACGGCATTCTTCTTTTCTTCAAGAATGGTAAAATCTGGTATTCCTTGTTTCTTTAAGGTATCAATCTCAACCTTTTTGACGTCAATTTTCTTCTGGATATCTTTTCTGTCTTTGTTGAATTTTTTCACAACTTCCTCGACAGAATGATTCTTGATGATTTCCGAAACTTCTGGATTGTCCTGTAATACTTTATCCGCATTGAACCCTGCCATCTTTTCAAGCATTACTCTGGCACTTGCTGTTGATTTTCGAAGTTCATTAAGGAATACTCTGGCATTACTACACATCATAATGGTTTCTGAGTCTGATATTCCTTTTAAAAATTCCTTATACTTCGTCTGGTTGTAATCAAACCCATCAACCTGATATTTTGTGGTACTAGAAGATTTACCTTTCTTCGTTTCCTTACGGATCACGGTTTCCTCTCCATCAATCAGAAGTGTGAGTTCTCTTGATACGACACCCTCAACTTCTTCTCCGTCTTCTTTTCTTCTGACATTATTCGGAGATGTACCGTCTGCAAGCTTTCCGGTCAGTGTATCAAAATATGCGTCCATCAACGTTGTTTTACCCTGACGGTTCCTACCGGACACCATCGTTCGTGGTGCAAACTGATACTCCGCAGACTCAAACTTCTTGTAGTTTTCAATGTTAAGCTGTTTCAATTCTACTGTTTTCATTCTTCCTTATCCTCCACCCAATAAGCCGACACTTCATAGGCTGTTTTCTTCTCGACCTGATTTCCGACTTTTTTGTTGTACTCTCTGCTCTGGATTCTTCCCTGTAAAATAATATGTGTGCCAGTTCCGCAGGTTCCCATGTATCTTGCATTTCTGCCCCAGCAGATGCATGGTATGTAATCAGATATGCCGTATGATCTATTTACCGCCAGAAGTACATCTGCAATCTCTCTTCCATTAGGTGTTGTTCTGTATACTGGTTTCTTGCAAGTAAAACCATCCAGAAGAATCTGATTAACTGGAAGTGCGTCTTTGTCCATGAATTTTGCTTCTCTTGCGAACACAAAAAGAAGCAATCTACTGTGATTTTCTTCGTGCTTATTGAACGATCTGAACTGCCCTTGAATTTCCATCATTTCTCCTGTATAGTTCTGCTTCACATCAATGAGTCTCTCAGAAACTACAACCGGAAGAACATCTTTCGTTCCGCTAAATCGTTCTACGCTAAGTTCGAATCGGTAAAATTTTTCACCATATACTTCATGGCTAAATTCAAATTCTGTTTTAATTTCTCCAACCAGTGTTACCTGATTGTTTTCCAAAAGCTTATTCAATTCCGTTTACCCACCTTTCTATCTGCATTAAAATAGGAAGGGATACCATTGAAGATGCCATTGCACTTATGCAGAGCAACTCAAGTACATCCATTTTCGTCATCCACCAGAGCAATAATGCAATCGTGGAAAATGTTCCCACCTGTGCCATCACTCCGATAAAATACATTCTTTTCCTCATATCCCTCACTTCTTTCTTTTAGTTGCTGCTGCTGCAAGTAAAGCTACTGATAGTGCTACAACTGCGACTTCCAGACGTTTTGTTTTTGCCACCTGATCTGCGATGATTTCGCTTGCAAGACTCTGGTTTTTAGTTACGTTTTCGGTGTGTTTTGTGATTTTAGACATAAAAAATGCCCTCCTGGTATAAATTTTCTTTTCAAATACAGGAAGGTGTGCTATACTTATCCTGTATTTAACTTACCCTAATTAAGTTAGATACGTGCTCCGGTAGGTGTTGCGTCACCTCCGGGGCGTTTCACTCTTCTTTCTTATCGGAATCCCCTTCGAAATATTTAATCCCCATGATCGCAGCTACATACTTTTTATCAATGAATGTGCTATCATTAGCATTTAAAACCGCTTCCAAAGCTGTAAGCCTGCCGGCTAGTAAAGCAAATTCCTCTTCGAGGGTTTCTGGCTCATAAGTATTTTTATTCATCTTTTGTCCCTCCCCAGATTGACGACAATGCTAATCCCATAAGTTTTCCAAGTACTTCCGCTCGCATATTGGAAAGTTCCTTGTCAAGCTTATCTTCCGTCCAGAACCCAACGTCTACAGCCTCTCTGATAAGTTTATCTCCTGTTTCCTTTGGAATATCTTCTTCCTCAAAAGTCTCTCTCAACGATTTAATAATCATTGACAAATCAGTCATTAAAACTGTTGTACTTCCCTTTACCTCAACTGCTCCATCTTTACTTTTAATCATTCTCTTTTCCTCCTTCAAAAATCTTTCTCCCCAATATTAATTCCGCAAACGTTCTAAGCGTTTCTGTCCTTAATCTGTCAAGTTCTTCTTGTATTTTTTCGTCTGTCCACAACCCCATCTGAGCTGATTCAGAAACAAGTTCATCGGCTTTTTCCTTGGAATATCCTTCTTTCACAAGGAAAACTCTTAGTCCCCTGCATATCGCGGTTAATTCAGAAAGCAACTTATTTGCATCTTCTTCTAATTCAACTTTCCCGCCTTCACATTTGATCATTCTATTTTTCCTCCATTTCTCTTTTCAGTGTTTCGTACAGTTTCTTGTGAATCGGAGAATCATCCGGAATATCTCGAATCATTTTGATAATCTCAGCTTTTTTCTCCTCTAATGTCATATTTATAAACTCATTTGTTTCTTCTTTTTTCATGCTGGCTTCCTTTCTGTGGTATAATCTCCTATGGGAAGGAGGTGTGACCAATGGATATTAACCAAATTGCTCATGATCTGGCTGTTGCTAAATCTGTTAAAGATGGTTCTGACACCAAAGAAATCATTAAGTTGTACCACGAATACAACGAAGAATTTCTTAATATCCTGTCAAAAGAACCGATCAAACTAGCCAAGGCAAATGCAATAAAACCGCCACACATTTAATCATCGGATGTGCTTTGTGTGATTGTGTCCACATAGAGCACATCATTTAAACAAATTTTCAGCAAATGGTTTTCTCCATTCTTATCAAATTCCAACATAATCATATCTGGATACATAGATGGTCTAACAAGATCGCCATAAGAACCGTCAATTTCAAACACATCTCCGCTCTTTAATTTGATAATTGTCTTTTTTTTCATATTCCCACCTCCCTACATTGTCATCTGGGCATTGCAGTCGCGAATCATCATTTTAGTATTGGTACAAGGTGTCCATCCTTTGATGTATTCGACTGCTTCCTGGTATCTCAGCTTGGGAATGTTATTTCTGGCATTTACATCGAAGTAAGTCTTTACATCCCTGTTACACTCTGCAAATACCTTTTTTCCAATTTCATCATAGGCATTGGATTTCTTTCCACCCAGAACCTCGATCACCACCTTGGAAACTAGATCACTGATGTACTTCTGCTGACCGTAATCAATGGTCATGGTATTCTCAAGTTTCTCGATTCGCTCCTCATGGTCTTGATTCCCCTGAGCCAACAACTGAATTTGCTCTGCTACGGTCATTGGTTTCTGGTAAGAACCTGTCTTACGGATTGTTGGAAGAACCTCGCTTGTTACCCAATGTTTGAATCTCTTAGCTGAATCGAGTTTGCTTCCAAAGATGAGAGCATATAAGCCAGATTCGTTGATTACAACCTGATTTGGGTTACCTCTTTTTCCGTCGGAAATCACGACGGTATTCTTATCCTCTTCAGAAACATGTGTTGCAAGAGCATCTCTTGTATTGGAATATCCCAGTGCTTCTGCTACATCCTTCCCAACAAACCAAGGTTCGTTGTCAATAGTCACTGTTCGAATTTCTCCGAACTCCTCTGAATTGAAAATCTGTAATTTTTTCATACTTCTCCTTTCTATGGCTCTATAAATTTTTCCAAAGGAACATTAAAATGATTTGCGATTAACAGAATCTTATCCGCTTTTGGAACATATCCATTTTTTCCATTTGTTTCTGAATGCTTTTTCCAATTGGCAATTGTAGAAGACTGAACTCCCGTATCTTTACAAACCTGATAAGCGGTTTCTCCTGCATCCTTGCAAAGCTTTTCGAAAACCATGTAGTTAAACAAGTTCTCACTCCTTTCTTGACAATAACTAAGATTTCTTATATAATGAAGCTGCCAACAAACAATTATATAGATTTCTTAATTTTTTACTGCGATATTTCTAAGGTTTCTTAGTTCTTCTAAAGAATAGCACAGTTTTCTTAGTATGTCAATATTTAAATTAAGATTTCTTAGTTCTTTTCACAAAGGAGAAAATCCATGTATTATGAGAACTTTGAACGATTATGCAAAGAAAGAGAAGTAACTCCCAGTCAGGTTTCAAGAGGAACTGATATTTCTACTGCCACATTAACCAGTTGGAAAAAGGGAAAGTATACTCCAAAACAAGATAAGCTCCAAAAAATCGCAGATTTCTTCAACGTATCCGTAGATTATCTGATGACAGGGAAAGAGCCGGAACAAGATTTTTCCGATGAATCTGTGCATCTGATCGCACAGATAAGAGAAGACACCGAACTGTCCGATGCATTAAAGAAATACTTCGGGCTGTCCGATGCCAAAAAGAAACATATTGTTGAATTAATTAATCTTTTGAGTGAGTGAGGTGCATTATGTTATCAGAAGCAGCTGTATTAAAAGCAATTATTGAATGCATGGATGAAGAACGCAATGCTATGCTTATAAGTGTTCGTGACAAACTGGACTGTGATGATTTATCTTTATTTCCGTTTTTAAATTCACTTAAAAACAAGCACTATATAATTCAATCAACATACGATGCACATGTTACAGACTTAGGAATGAAAAAATATCACGAAGCATTCACAAATAAAAGCAAACAAATTAAAGAATCAGTTTCTAATTCTGCCAAATTTACGTTGAAGCAATTCCTTGCGATCATTACAGTAGTCGTTGGAAGTGTTATTTCTGCTGCTATCATTTATCATTTCGGGTGGCAGTAAACCTAGTACTTTCATAAGAACAAGAATATGAAATACCGGTGACAATTGCCTGTTCTCATTTTCTATCCACAGAAAATTCAGATCACATAAATCTTGGAATTGTTGTTCTGTCAATTTAATGCCAACATACTCAAAGCCTTTCTGCGATGTATCTACGTGGTAAGGCTTTACTTTTTTCTTTCTTTTGAAAAACATTTATTTCACCTCCAATATCGTTTTGGAATGTCGAGTAACATAAGATAAATATAACGTAAAATCTTTTGACTTTCAATTTCATTTATTATTTTTATAATCTCTTTCTTATAATCCATAAATAACCCTCCCTATCTGCAAGCTACCGCCTACATTAAAGTATATGTCTGGTCAGTGGTAAATATGTTTCGAACATTTGTTCTTATCATATCATCCCGTGAGTCCATTGAAACGGGACGCGTCCAAATTCCCCCTCGCCAGTTGCCAGTGATAAACTGGAATATTTGTGATTTCAAATATAGCCTTTACTTTCGCAAATATAAAGTTCGTTTTTACTGGATTTTCTGTGATTTCTACAATATCGTTCGTTCTTAGAACCTCTTTTATGCTCTGGCTTAAGGTTGAATGCTTGCACATATCCTCTGCCAAGCGGATGAAGCTTTTACGTAAATAATCTTGATTGCACATCGGCAAGTGAATGATGTAGCTTGCAAAGAAGATTACTCCTGCTGCGATCAGCAATCTCTCAATCTTCCTCATAATATATACCTCTTTAGTCTATAATTTATGTATTTAGTTATACCACTTTTTGTGCAAATTAATCGGGCAAAACGATAAAACTGCATTTTGAATGGATAAAAATGTGAAAAATATTTCGGTTTTGACTATGATATTGTTGAATCTTGCGGTATAATATATGCAAATTTTACTAAGGAGGAATTTTTTATGAGAAAGAAAGCAAAGTTTTTAGCCAGTATTGGGCTGTCAAGTATTTTACTTGTATCCATGCCATCCAATGTTTTTGCGGAAGATTTTGTGTTATACGAAGAGAACGGCATTCATGTTGAAACAAAAGGATTAACCGATTCCCCGTCCACAGGCACTATAGGACTGTATATCGAAAACAATTCTAATTTGAATTTAGGCATAGCTCCTTATGCTTATGCCATAAACGGTATTATGGCAGGCGGCGATCAGTATGGCATAAACTCCTCTGATGTAGCACCCGGAAAGAAAGCGAATTCTACTTTGGAGCTGATAGATACATGGGAAAACAAAGATTTCTTCAAAGACTACCAGATGAACGAAGTAGATAGCTTCGACGTTCTCTTGTGGGCTTACGACAATGCAAAGAGCTTCAAGGCTTTTGACAGCGGTCAGATTCACGCTGACGTAACTGGAACTACTGTGGTTTCCTCTCCTGTATTTGGAGGTGCACAGAATTTGTATAACCAGAACGGCATTAGTGTCGATTTCATTTCCTCAGAGGGTAACAGCTTCACATTTTGTATCACAAACACTACTGGACAGTATTTCGCATACGATGTAACTTCTGAGACTTATAACGATTTTACAATGTCAGATAGTTATGAAATATTCAATCAGTATTTATTAGATGGTTGCAAAACTCTTGTGACCCTAACTCCTACAGATGATTTTCTTGCAGCAAACGGAATTTCCGATGTGTCAAACGTAGATTTCGCATTAACGATTCGTCCATTAGCAGAATATGATAACGAATATACTACGGACTTAATTTCATATCAAAAATAATTCATTGTAAAGCAAAGAGCCGAGGATTTTACTCCCCGGCTCGTTTTATGGTAAAACCTGCATTCACGATCACATCTCCTCCCCAGAGTAATCTGGCAGGCTGTACCAACGTATTAAGATGTCGATTTTTTTCGAACTTCTGCTGAACTATTTACACATTTCCGTTTCAGTGCTACTATATTACCATAATTAATTGATTAGATGAGGATAATCTGATGAAAGTTGAAGCGTAGGCGATAAACGGAAGGTGATTACTATGAAAATTGCTATTTGTGACGATTGTGAACTACAGGTTGAGTATTTTAAGCATCGGATTGAACCGTTTTTGAAGCAAAACGGTGACCGGAATTATACGATAGACGGTTATTTCAGTGGGGAACCCTTGATAGATGATGTTAAGGACGGAAAATGGTTTGATATGATTGTCTTGGATGTAATACTTAAAAACGAAAATGGCGTGGATATTGCCAAAGAACTCCGAGAGTGTGGATATAAGGGCAAAATTGCTTTCTGGACAGCTCACAAGGATTTTGTTTTTGATGCGTTGGATGTTGAATTTACGCATTATATCATCAAGGGAAATGAACACGGAAGAATGTTTTCTATGATTGACAATACCTTGAGTGATATGAAACACAAGATGCTCACAATCAGACACAGAGATTGCATTATAAGGATTCCATTGAACAAAATCGAGTACCTCGAAGCACTGGATAAGCAAGTTTTTGTTCATTGCACGAACGGGATTATGCACAGTATGTATGCAACTTTAAAGTCGGTTGAGCCTTACCTTGATAAACGGTTTTTGCGTTGCCATAAGTCATTTGTTGTAAACATGGATTATGTGCAAAAGCTGGATTCTGATTTTACGATGTTTTCTGGTGATAAAGTACTGATTCGTAAGAACGGATATGCGGATATTAAAAATCAATATTGGGAATATATTATTAAATAAAATAAAAGAGATGATCTGTCAAGGAATAGAAACAGATCATCTCTTTTTTGAGTTCATATCCAAACTCTGGGGAGGAGTTGAATTATGGTATATTTATTATATCACATTTATCACACTTTGCAAATATATTTCGTGGAAACAAATCCGAAATACTTTCCGGCAATGCGGATGTAGTACCAGTCGGTTTTGTCTTTTGTTCCTATCAGCGACAAAAAGGTGGCAATGCCATTAGCCAATTATTAGATGGCAATTAAATCTTTCCAGGTGTTCTCGCCACACTCTCCGTCTACCACCAGTACTCCATTCCTGGACTTCTGGTACTGTTTTAATGCATAAATGGTATTCTCATCTGCTTTTCTGGACAGAGTCAGTGCCTTTCCATTCTTCCCTTTAAACCCTCTCGCAATCAGAATCTCCTGCAGTAACAGGACAGAAGTTCCTGTGCTTCCAAGTTTTACTAATTTTGGCTCAAACATATAACCGGCTCCTTTCGATGTGGTCGTTGATGGTTTTGTGCTAGTTGATGGTTTTGCGGTAGGCTTGCTTCCAGATGTATTGGTAAGTCCGCTAAAATCAATTCCTTTTCCAGTAAATCTGAGTCGGTGAGTCCAACCGTGACTGTACAGGTACCAGGGCTGTGTACGGATCTCATTTCCAGAATTATCTTTCGTATCTTTTGTGCCCTCCGAACTTCTGGCATGAACAATGTCGTTCTTACCAATCGCCATTGCTACATGACTATTGGATCCATTCGGATTATTGTCCGCCAGTTCCAGGTCGCCTTTTATCATCTGTTTGTGTGCGGTCTGATTCCTAGCGACAACCTCAAATCCGGCATTCAGCATCTTGAGCATATTGCCAGTATAAGAGCAATTCTCTTTGAGATAACGCGCCTGTTTGGTAAGCCCATTTTTGAGGAACGCATAGTAATAAGCAGTAAGTGCCAATGAGCTACAGTCAAAAGATTTCGGAATGTTAATTTCGTATAAACTCCTAATTCTCTGACTGTATCCATGACTGTTATCATTGGCAATATTTACCGCAAAGCTTACTGCATCGTTTTTCACATTCTGGATAATCTGTTCTTTTGTCTTTGCCATTGTTCCACTCTCCTTTGCTTCTGTATAATCTTTATAAAATATATTTCTATCAACTTTGGTATTAATTCCTGGAATCGTTGCTTTTGAGCTGTACTGCCAGCCAACACCCCAACTTGGACGTAATCTCTCAACTACTGTCCCGTTATCATTTGCCGGATATCTGGCAATCCAGAAATCATGCTTTTTGAGGTGACTGCAAATCACATTCATGTACCAGTCAAGATTGCAATAGATTGCAAATTTATAACCAGCAGCAACAATAATCTCTCTGAATGCTTCTGCCAGATTATGAATACTTTCAGCTCCAAGTACTCTCTGTCTATGATTCTCTAAGTCGAGGAATACTGGAAACTGAATCTTTCTTCCGTTCAGTACGGAAACAACCTTTCTGGCTTCACTCCGGGCTTCGGATACTGTCGAAGCATAGGAATACTTGTATACTCCTACTGGAATTTTATATTTATTGCATCCGGCAAAGTTGTTCTCGAACTGTCCATCAATAACATTTCCGGCTTCTGTAATTCTCAAGATTGCAAAATCCATTCCGTAATTTGCAACCTTATTCCAATCAATCTTCCCTTGCCACGATGATACGTCAATACCTTTAATTTCCATATTTTCTCCTTTCACACCACGTATCTGTGGTGACTGTATCTCAATGATTCTTGCGATACCTTCGCGTTTTTCAGAGACAGAAGAAATTAAACACGAAGATAAATAATAAAAATGTTACATTAAAAACATATAATGGTGGCGGATATTTGCAAACTGGGCAAACATATTGTATATATAACGATAGTTTTTTATATCTTCATATTGGATTTAACTCTATTGATAATTCAGGTATACAGTCAGGAACAGTGATTATGACATTACCTGTAAAAGTATCAACGGTTAATGCTAATATTGGTGTTATTGGTATGGGTACTGTACAAGGTTACAAAGCATATATTGGTGCATTATCCGTTTCATCAAATGGTTATGACATTGTTGCTTCTGGGTTTATAATTGCAGCTAATTATATAGCAGATTTAATGTTTATACGAGCATAAATTATATTATTGTTTAAAAGTTATATATTTAGCTTGTGTCCACATACTGAGTATTCGAACAGATTTACCCTTTTCAATGTTACCCGTAAAATGCACTATATGAGTAGAATTTTGCCTACTTACAGCAACTATACTAACTGGACAAGCGTTCCAGTCCGCATTAGTAGCTAATATTAAGTAATAATCATTGTTAGTATCTGGTGGATTAATATAGATATATCCTGCTCCAGTACCTTTACAAACTTGATTTACAAAAGTTATCTTCGTGTTTAATGCATTAATCCCGAGTTTTTCTTTTAGGTATTCAAATAATTGTGAGAACGATATTTTTTTTAATACATTCCCTTCTCCAACTATCAATGTGTCACTTTCTGCCGGTGTTGCTTTCGAAGCCAGTGCCGACATTAATATTGTTTTTAATGATTCTGCCATAATATTTTACCTCTTTCTATTCTTTCACTCTCAGCATCGAGCCATCTGAAGTAGCAAGTGCTGAGCCATTGCCTGAATCCAATACATACTGGACATTCCGAACATCAACAACAATTAAAATTCTTGCTCCTGTCTGCACTATACTAGGGCTTATGCTTGCACCGGCTATATAAATGTTTGCATCTGCCATGCATATCACCCTTTCACTTTGATTTTATAATTATCTACCCACGTTTCATCTGCAATTTTATATATGAATCTCAGACAATAGATTCCTGTTTTTTGTGGCTCAATTAACGCATCTAGCGTATGCTCGTTGATATTGCAGTTTCCTTGATCTTCTACAGTCTCTGTTTCAGCATCTGTATCAACGAAAATCAATTCGTAATCCGCTGAAATGATGGAAAAAGGGATGTCTACACCGCATACCGGCTCTACTTTACTTTTAAATCGGATTTTTTCTCCAAAATCCATTATTGTATTGCTATCTACGTATCTAATTGCCATGTCCTCTCTCCTTTCAGCATGTTTTATGTCCGCTGAAACATTGCTTTACAAGCTCTGCCGTCAGCTGGCTCAGATTCAGCAATGAGCTGTACTCGATGTTCTCTGATTCTGCCGTATATCCTCTCGGAACGAGCTTTCCAGCAATCTCGTGCCCTGATATCAGAAACAGTACAGTGGCGGTATAAGCTGTCAAGCCACCACTACTTTCTGCATAGATTTCTATGACATACTGTCCATCTCTATTGGCAGGGACTATTGCGTCCCAGATTTCGAGATCCGATCCCTCTCGTCTCTGGAACTCAATAGCGAACTCATTACACGAGCCGTAAACCCTCGTAATCATCATTCATCAGTTACTGTGACAGAGATCACATAAGTTTTGCCTGCATCGACCGGATTAGGCGTTACGCTTGCGGCTGTAATCTTTGGTGGGTTCGGATCATACTTGACAGTTCTAGTAATGGTTGTTGTCTTACCGGCACTGTCTTTTGCAACGATAGTAATTGTATTTGAGCCTGCGGACAATGTGACCGTAGTGCTGAATGCTCCGTTGCTACCAACCGTTACAGGTGCACCGTTGATCATTACTGTAACAGGAGATGACGTTACATCATTGGTTGTACCTGATACAGTAATTGTGCTCTTGTTGGTAACGTATCCATCAGACGGAGAGGCTACGCTCAACGCCGGCGGTACGGTATCGATCTTGAACGTTACAGATTTCTGCGTAGCTGCGTTGCCATCGTAATCGGATGCATCAAACCTAATGGTATGAGAACCATCGGTAAGAGCTGTTGTCGGTATGTACGAACAATTGTAACCACCGGTTACGGCGGTCTTTGTAATGCCGTCAGTAATCTTGCTTCCGGAATCGATTGTGATACCGATAGTAGACGGATTAACACCAGAATCATCATCTGTAACAGTCCATGTGATAGTTGGCTTGTTGTTGACAAGTGTTGCAGATGCTGTTGGATTTGTGACTGTAATTACCGGAGCGACCTTTTCTTTAACGGTTAATCGCAGGGAACTACCGATTGCGGAATCTGTTGCATCTTTGGTGGTCACGTTTCCAGCATCGTCCGTTGCCTTGATTGTTATTCCGTAATAATGTCCGCTCTGGCTGTAACTGGACTTATTTGGAGCTGTTACTGTAGCTTCATATTTTCCCGTATTATTGTTAAAAGTAAGGGTGTAAGTCTGTCCATTTACAATAGCTTGTACTTGCTTTACTGACATTTATGTACCTCCATTTCATAATTCATTCTATATTTAACTTTTCGCAAAGTTTATTAATAAGTTTCTCTTGTTGGTCAATTTTCTTTTTCTGTGCTTTTAGCATTGCAAACATTGCTGGAATCATGATACGCTCGTTCCAGTCCTCAACAAGTCCGTTTTGATGCCGAGTAGATTCTGGAAAGAATGCTTCTACATTCTCAGCAATAAACATCGGGATATATCTTCCTTCATTCTCGTCCCCTTTAACTAGATATCCCTTTTTGTATTTCGCCCACGTTGGTTCGATATTGTACCATTCTTCAATTTCTTGCTCTGAAATATTGTTTCCAATATCTTTATAGCGTTTCGAGGATGAAGATTTCAGCATCAGCTGTTTGTATCCTGTACGTCCATCCCAACAAATAGTATTTGATGATGTCGTATACTCCATGTTTTCTATCTTTGGCGATTTTGCAAAAGATGCAGAATTAGTAACAGTTAAATCTCCAAATGTACCGGTATCAGCCGATACCTCTGTGGCATATACGTTTAGACTGTTATCCTTCCAACTGATTCCCCAATTTTCACTATTTTCAATTTCAATATCTACTTCATCGTCAAAGAACTTCTTGATATCAACAGGGAATATTCCATCGCTTGAAAACTGTACACCTGTATATTTCATGTATTTTGAATTTTCTTCGTAGCTTGTAAATACAGTATATCCAGAGCGATCAATTAATCCTTTAACAGCATTGCTGGCATCTTTAATTTTCAGATAACCGTTCCCATTCTTTTTGCCGCCCAAGGTAACTGTTCCACCAAGAAGAGCATCAAGGCTGACGTAGAGACGCCCATTGCTATAATATAATCCCTTCCAAGCCCCGTCATTAGTCAGAATGCTAACTATTTGCTCCTGCGTCAAATTGTCTATATCAATAACGACCGCCACGCTCTGCATATCCATCAATGTCGTAGTACCACCGGATGCATATAATTTACATCTAACATTCGTCACATCTCTAGGAATACCAATGGTTGAACCATTAGAACTTGCTACTGTCTGACCAGATCCATTTGTCAAAATAGAATACAAATAGTGTGTCACGGTATCCTCATCGGTTGAACTAGTATAAATGGTATTCCAAGTGTTTCCGTCAGCAGTCTCTTCAACAACGAATCTGCCTTTATAAGGCACTCTAGTAGCTGACTTTCCGTCACGATAATACGCTTTAAATGTTATAAAGTTTGGACTAATTGTCTTGTCAGAGCCACGTTTCAAGACGTTACATGATGGCTCAACCATGTATGTTCTACCAGGTTCACCATCTTTTCCATCTTCTCCCTTTTTCTGCTTAGAAATCGTGAATCTTTTTGTTACTGACAGATTGCTGAGATATGTTGCTCTGATGTCTATCCATCCATTGTCTGCCGATAGCCCAGTAACATTGTAGATATGTGTTGCATCACTCCAAGAGCCTGTGATACTGTCGGATTTTGTGATTGTATAACTACAATCGTCTGTAATATCCGATGAGCCATACATTACAGTAGCTTTGGTAGATACCTGTGGAAATACTGCGATATTGCCATCTGCATCAGCCGTAATCGTCTGCATTTCGTTTGATAGCTGCAAAGTCATGTTTTTAGCAAGAGCTGCTGCTTCAAGAGCTTTGTTTGCTGTGGTATCATCAGTATATTTATTCAGTTTCTTCCAGTCAGATGACGCATACACACTTCCTTTTGCTCTTGCTACAACACAAGTGAGGATATCTCCGCCGTCTTGAGACCATAAATCTCCGATATCATACGGCGGTGAAGGCCGTATAACAAACGTCCTTCTCTTGCCGTCTGCGGTGTCTTGCGCTTTCTCAGCTTGTGCAAGTGCTTTGGAAATGTCGTTGTCTTGAATCATCTGCCATTTCCATGTTGCACCGTCCTGCATAAACCGATACGCGTAGCCAGTGCTCTTCCAGTAAAAAAGATCACCTTCGTGCTTTTTGCGTTCTTCTGTACTTGTCCATTCAGAAGCCGGTTTGTTCTGCAAAGACGGTTCGTAATCATAGAAGAAGGACTCAATCTGTCCATCAATCTGTGCTTGTAATCCAGCCAATGAACCTGTTACTGTGTCAGCGTAATCAGCTAATTTACCATCTGAATAATCTTTGCTCTCCTGAAGATTGTCGGATAATGCTTTTGTGGCTGTTTTGCCACCGATAACAACTGAATCACCACTGATTATTACTTTTTTGGTATCCATATCGACAGAAAAGAGAATATTCCCATCAGAATCCTTGACCATGATTGCACCGGCATTAATCCAATCAGCATTAACGCCAACCGCGTTCAAAATTCTTACAATCGTATCGCCATCAACTGTCATGCCACCATTCCATGTCTGTCCACCATCTGTGGATACGCCCCACGCCTCGGAGGTCATCTTCCAAATTGCTTTGGATTCAGCGAGTGTAGGCTTATCATGCAAATAAAAAATCCGGCTTCCATCTTCCTGTATTTCTTCGGTGGTATATACACCAGTTGCTGAATCAATTCGCTTTCCGAATTCTTCAAGTGCTTTTTCACGGGCGGTTTTTTCCTGCTTAACCATATTTCTTGCAGCAACAAATGCCTGCGTTGCCTGGGAATATCGGGTGCTGCTATTTTTAGCAGCACTTTTGGCATTACAAGCTATCTTCTGACCAGATCCCGGTTTCAATGTAGTTGTGGTAAGTAGCGATGTGTATATTTTTCCATTTCTATCCACAATAATCAGTGAATCTCCGGCTTCCAGAGCCACATCTGTAGGGCACTCGGATTCAAATGGTCTAAATCTCATGCCAACGCATTTTTCGGAGATTATTGAAGCGATTGTCTGGCCATCGCCAACACGAATTAATTTATTACCAGAAATTCCAAGTACATATCCCTCTGTACCAACCATGTAAGTTTGCGGATTATCAGAAGAGGATTCGCTGTATTCAGTTACTTTCACGCCTGTGATTACTACATCTGTATGATGCGGAGTAAAACCATAGGTGGTTTCTATTTCAGAAATGTTACCTTTTTCGTCAGTTGCAAAAAGCCTCAATATGCCATCATTTTCCAGAAATGTTCCGTTATTTGCCGATAAAATACCATTTGCACTGGATAATTCAAGCGAGATATTGCTATCATCTTGCGTTTTGAGAACTCCAAGATCATTAATAATGAGTTCTTCTTCATTGATGCTGCTATACCAACCGATGCACAATCTGCCATATTCATCGCATCTCATCCACTGACAGCCAATCTGTGCAACCCACTGTAGAACCTGGCGAAATGTTAAAGCTTCGTCATTTGGACGATTCTGCACGATATAATCATCTCTGTCAAATGATGTTGTTTGCAAAGTAACCCCACATACCTCGCAGGCATCTCGTACAATCTGCCCTCTGGTTGCCGGATACTTCAATTTGCTGTCTGAATAGTTCCGGTCAAACTTCCGCATATTATCTTCGCACGTAAGGTCTATGGTCACCGTTTCGTCTTCCGGCTGTTCAATAACTGTCACTGTGCAAATACGTGTTTTTTCAATAACCGCATTTTTATGAACTATGATTGTATCACCGGTTGAATCCAGTATTTGTTCTCCAGCTGAATCTAACAGTTCACTTGTATCCTCATTTTCAATCTGTAATCCAACATAACATATGACTTCTGCTCCCTCAAAATCGTAATCGGAGTACTCACCGTCAAAATTATTAATGCTAAGATTCAATACATTAATGATTGCAGAACCGATGTCAAAGCTACTATCCCCGGACACGGAATCTTCGAATTCCATTCCGTTTTGCCACAGATTGGCACTGGTCAGATTGAGTACAGTTCCATCTGTAAGTGTGATATCTGCATACTTGAGGTACTGCACGTCCATTCCGTTCTTAACTTTTTCTTTCCATCTGTTAGATAATTTTCTCATGCATTACCTCTCAATCACATCAAAACTGATAGATTCTGTTCTCTGGTTTCCATGCCACCACCATTTAACAGGCGCACTCCTGTCACCAACATAAAATGTTCTGGTTTCGTATTTTCCAGACATCATATCTGGATATGTAATTTGGATGTACTCGGGATTGAACGCTTGAAGAATCTTAGCTGTAGTAGCCCAATCTTTACCTTTCCACTGCAAAGCTAATTTCCTTTTTTGTGCTACCCTGTTTTTATGCATGACAGAGTCATCAGATCTTCCTGATTTTGCCGCTGATACGTCCTGTAATCCCCATGTGTAGGAAGACGGGCAAGGCATCGAGACACCATTTACTTTTAAAAATATTTCTGCCATATAACACCTCATAAAAGAAAAAGCACCTTCCCGAAAGAAGATGCTTAATTACACGAAAATAGCGCCTATCGCTCTGATAGACGCTTTATGATTCTTTATTATATCACATATACAAGGTGAGATTCAGTAAGAAAAAGTTATATTAATGTTTCTTTTGGATATCAGAAATGAATCTTTCGAAGTGCTCTTTGCAAAATGATTCATAATCCGTGTTTCCCATAAGAATTGCCCGATTTTTTCATCCTACCATTTCTCCTTTAACTGATTAATTGGTGTTCCAACTACTCCGGCACTTTCCCCACTGTCGGTTGCTTTGAAATAAGCACCTTCGATTTGTGGATACATAAATTCGAACATCAAATAATTCGCAGCATCGCAAAGATACTCCGTGTTACCGGTTTCTTTATATTTTTTAATGCACATATCATGAGATTCTATGGCATTTACCAATTTCTCGCCGAAATTATCTTTTGCAGTGCCGTATTTGTAAAAACTGACTTCTACTCGATTTTGCCTCAGTTCGTCAAATCTGTCTGAATACTCTGCTGGCATTTCTTTTCCAAGTCTGCTCATTTCTTTCTCGCTTTCTAATTAATTACTGTATCGTTTTCCATCTAAAATCCATTTGAAGCATCTATGCGAGGAAATAATCGCCCTCTGTATTTAAAATAGATTTTAGGCTGTTTTATTCAATGAATATCTGTCCTTCATATTTTTCAAATCTGTATTTCTGTGAAATATCTGGATATTTTTCTTTATCAACCAAACTGTAAAACATTTTTTGTGGTCTGGCATATAGTTTTCTTTCTCCATACAAAGCACGGTAAATTATCAGCGGTTCGTCTGTCTCTGTATGTTTTGCTTCGCCGACAATCTTATACAGGTAATCATTGCTCCGCAAATTACTGACGGTTTCTCTCTTGAAATGTTTTACTATGTCCCCCGGTTCAAACAATGGTCTGTCTATTGGCATTCAACTTTCTCCTCTCATTTCTGCTTTACATAATTGATTTGTTAAACGAATAGTATCCTTAGATACTATTATATTATTTATATCTTTTTCTTTATCTATATCTTTACCTATATCTATACCTATATCTATACCTAAACCTTTACCTGAGTGCGTCTTTGTTGCGTCTATAAAATATGATTATCAACATTCAAATTTATGTGTACCCTTTTCTGATTCATATTCTTCATATTTTTCCCGGCATATCCCCGTGCCGCAAGCGGACATGGCTTCCATTATTCGAACTTTCGAATTCATCTCTTTTCCAATCGAAAGAACAAAAGACATATTACGATAAGTTTCTTTGGTCGCTAAGCCCCAATACGCATTCCAAGCATATCTGTTCAATAATTTTAAACATTGTTCGATGGTTAATTCGGGATGAGGTTCGTTAAATGTGTTGTAATATTCTTTGTAAAATTCTTCAATAAATTCAATAAAATTTTTAACGTATGGTTTTAAATCAATTCTGTTCTGAAGCGAATACCTGTCCGAGAAAAAATATCCTTTATGATTCGTATTTAAACCATATTTAAGATTTTCAATCGTTTTCTTACAGTCAATGTCACCCATAGGTATATAACAATTTTGCATAATTCTGTCTTGTACTTTTTTTATGCTAATATCAAATTTTCTATTTTCGAACATTTTAATATATCTTTTCGTTTTTTTCTCTTCTTCGAAAGCATCATCGGAAACCAAATAAGTATCGACATAATATTTCAATAACTTCAAATCAAATTTTATATTCTTGGAGTTAAGGACTTTCTTTATGTAATTAAAATAATAAATTTGCGAACTATTTCCTTTTTCACAATTTATACAAACTCCAGGAATCTTTTTAAAAGCTTTTTCAATTTCTTCATATGAAAACTCTTTACAATATGTTTTTACAGAATTTTCCATGGCAGTCATTATTTTTTCTACTCCAAAACGTTTTAACCATACATTAATATTATTTCTGCCATGTTCGTTCACACTAGAACCAGTTAATTGCTCAAAATAATCTGAAAGCATATTAATTGCTTGGGTGTTGTAATTCAACAATTCTTTCTTCCATTCAGCAACCATTTCGAGCTGCTCTCTTTTTTCAGCTAATTCTTTTAAAGATTGTTGTTGCAATGATATAATTTTTTTATCGGAAAGTTTATTTTTGCCTTTCCCTCTATTACAATCCCGGCATGATGTGATTAAATTCATAATATCATTGGTGCCGCCTTCTGCCACTGGATCGATATGGTCAACTTCTAATATTACATCTGGAGCCATGCGTCCACAGTACTGACATGTAAATTGATCTCTTTTAAATACTTCAAATCTAATTTTCTTACTAATAGGAATTCTTTCCATAGAAAATACCTGCCTTTCGTATATAAGATGCCTTGAAATGTATGTAAATCAACAGGCAGGCGGCAAGGCATTTCCGCTTGTCCCCCGTCGGGTTAGCCTGTTGGTTTTACCAAACAAAAAAAGAGCACACAAAAGAATCGTGAGGTTTTTCCCTCGTTTCATCTTTAGTGTGCTCTCTTCAACAAATGTAATAACTATTTCTCGTTTAGTATATCAAATTCTACCGCAAAAATCAATATGCCGGGGACGGATTCATGCGGTAATCTGTGTTGTTCTGCGCTTTTGTGACGATTCGTGCCAGTTCACGCTCGTTCACTTTGATGCTGTTCATGATGTATTCTGGTGAAGAACCACCAAAGCCACCATTGTTCATCAAAGCAGTAACTACGCCACGCTCGACAGCTTCCATGATCTCATCTTTCGTAAGTCCCATGTTGCCGTCATAGCCGGACATGATACTGTCGGCAATGGATTTCATGGCTTTTCGATTTTCCAAAGGAAGAACAGCTTCCTGTCCTGCTTCGCCTACACCAATGACAGATGCATTTTTGAACAAACCACCTTTTGCATACCAGTTCGGACTATAGACAGGGGTTGAACTGGTACCGCCGTTCCCAAGGCTATGTGTTTTCCACTGAGAAATATAATACGAAAGCGTAGGCATTCTCACGGATTTCATTCCATTTCTTAATGATTGAGCCGCATTATGGCCAATGCTGTACATATCACTGAATGCGCTGCGAATAGTTCTCATAAAGCTATTTAAAGAGCTATCCATACTCTTTGACATACTTCCAGAAACATAAGAAGAGATATCTCTTCCGATATTCTCCCATTTCTTATAAGCAATGTTGTACTGACTTTGGAAATGGCTTGTTACAGATTTGTCCATATTTCCAAGTTCTGTACTTACGGCATTTTTCATCTCCCTTGCCTTTAATGTCGCTTCTCTGGAAGAATTTCCCCATGAGCTAGTAGTTGTA